ACAATCCTTGAAGAGGTCTCTGACCTTCATGTCGCTGTCTACCAGTTTGGTTTTCTTGAATGCCTCGAAGAGTGAGCGATTCATAATCATGAGGTTGCCCTTCTGCGTAGGAAGAACATAGAAGATTTCACCATTGTTCTTCTTAGATGCGTAGTCTGCCTTAGCCGTAGCTTGGCGGTACATAATTTCGCACTTGATGCGCTTAAAAATCTTTGTTACTTTCATAATCGTAATTATTATTGTTTGAAACTATATGATGGTTGCTGCCGAAACAGAAACCTTTCTTCTCATTACTCTTGCCTGAATGGAAATCATCTTAGGCATTTCCATTTCATTGAAACAGATGTGGAGTCCGATGGCTCTAGTCATGAGCAAATCATCGTGCTTTCCGTCTGCTGCCTCGTATACGGTTCCGTTCTTCTCGTATGTGAGATATTCATCTAAGCATCTATCGTCTCGCTCTACATAGAGTTGTTCACGGATAACCTGAACCAATACTGAGATAACCATTGGCTTGGTTGCCACGTTGGTATGGAATCCGTACTTCACTGGAACCTTATTCTTGATGTCTGATTCACTCTGCTTGCGTGCATAGAGGTTGTCGTATACGTCCTTGATTTGATTCAGGATGAACTCAGACTGGTCACCACCTTCCAAGATGTGCTCCTTGTCTTTCGTCTCCAAGGTGTTGGATTCAATCACCAACAGAGCATCGTTGTAGTATTTGGCTATCTGAGCCGCCTTCCATGCCAGCAAGTCCATATCAATATGCCCATACCATTGGGCTACCACATACGGCTTGCCACCTTCCATCATCCAATAGCGGTCGAAGACACAGATAACAGACCAGTCGGCATTCTTGCTACGTCCACCAATATCCACTACGACCAGATAGCGGTTTATCACCTTGCAATCATCAAAGGTCTCAGGCTTGCTCCATATCCACAACTGCCCCTGCTTGTCTTCACAGAATCGGACATTCTGCATACACTTCTTGCCCTTGTAGCCATCACCATAAACATCACCGATGAACTTAGGTGCTCGGCATCCCTTGCGGAACTTGTCAACCTTGTCTTCGGCAAACACCTTGGCTCCTGAATGCTTGAATGCTTCAATATCATCGGTAGGGTAGCCAGCAGCCATATCGGCATGGTCGGTGAACTTCCTGCGCTCGGCAATATACCAGTTGATGGCTTCGAGTGGAGCACCAAGCGTCCATAACTTCCAAAGATAGGTGCATGGCTCCTCTCGGTCGGACATCGTATTGGTATTGTTGCGGTTCTCATATAGCCATTTGGCAAACTCTACCTTCTGTTTCTTGCTTTCAAATTCAAGATGATACATATCGTATATCTCGTACCAAGGAACAAAGAATGGCTCAAACTGAGATTCACCTTTGACTGCTGCAAGCCACTCCTTATGGAAGAAGTTACCAGTACCATTGGCGGTGGATTCATAGGCAATCATCGTGTATGGTCGATACAAGATACCATTTGTTGCATTCTGTACTACCTCCTCAGGAGATTTACCATCTGTCTTTTTCCACAAACCCACCTCGGAAAGGTGTACCAAGTTGTAGTCTTCACCATTGGCTGACAATGGTCGTTCCATGGAACCCACCTTAATTTTGCAGAATCGCTGAGGAACCTTCTTTACGTTGCCTGATGTTCCCACTCCAACAAACTTCGGCTCGTTCTCAGAGAATGCTTCTCCCATTTCGTAGAGAAACTTGGTCGGGAAGTTTTTCAGAGCTTCCTCGAACATACCACGGATGGTCTCTGCTGTGTCCTTGACCTGAGCCACGATGAGCGAGTTGAGACCCTTCTGCCACATGAGTTGCAGCCAGAGGAAGTACATCTGGATAACCGTAGAACCTCCCCATTGTCGGGCTTTCAGCAGGATGAGACGGATAGGGCGATTCTTCTTTCTTCGCTCCTCCAGCCACCTGAGCAGTCTGCGCTGCGGTCTTCTGAGCACAAAACGGAAGGGGAGACCTCCACCTTTCGGCTTGATATAGATGAATGTGGCGAAGAAGAAGAAAGGGTCGTGTTTCATCCTGATGCGAGTGAACTGCTCCACCAGTTGCTCCATTTCTTCCTCTAGATTGTACGGCTCGTCTATATCCTTGTGCAGTTCCTCGATTACAGCCTTGCAACTACCAAACTCGATGAGCATCTTGACGAGCGGAATCTTCTTCATGGAAACTGGAAGCTGCTGTCTCTGAATCGGGAAATCAGGAAGGAAGAGCAGGAATCGCTTATCTCCACAACCTTCACCCTTGATAGGATTGAAAGGTGTGTTGATTTCCTTGATTCGTTTCTCGTTCTCTTTCAGGATGCCCAGTACATGTTTGTCTACAGCATCAGTCAGTTTGGCGGTTACTTGTCTTGGCATAGCGGTGCATTTAGATAACCCCACAACAGACCAAGTACATAGCAATAGATGTGGACTCCAACTGCCATGCAAGGGAAGAAGATTCCAACACAGATATATAGGAGAATGGTGAGATTGTATCTTACCTTATTCTCCACGTATGGGGCGATAAAGCCCATGTAAGCATAGATAAATCCGCTGAGACCGATGATTGGTAGGGGAGAGGTGAATGGATAGCTGATGGCTATGAGATAGAATGCCACCAAGTGACCGATGCCACAAGGGATGGCTCGGTAGCATTGATGGAAGACATATAGGTTGATGGCTGCATGAAAGATATTCTGATGAAAGAAAGGGTAGCTTAGTCGGTTCTGAATAGAACAATCGTCAAAGAGACCCATGCCATCATATCCAAGAAAAGTGATACACATTATTATAATGTACCCAGCATAAAGCGCAATCTTCTCTTTCGTCTCTCGTAGCATCTTTGCTTCTCCTCCTTTCTCACCCTGCTAAGAATTACGTGTATGCTTTGAGGAGTCAAATAGAAACTGGGTGCTTTTTCAGCACATACACGTTTGATAATATCCATATTACTGAGATATGGCTCATTACTCTTATGAATCTGGAATCGTCTGAAAATCTCCTGATACATTTCCTTTCGGGTAGGAATCATGTTATCAAGAGGTTTTCCTTTCAGTAAGTCTAATATGACTATATAAGCACGGTCTTCTGAAACCCAAAATCTTCTGCTCGGAGATTGGGCTAGCTTTTCCTCAATCTCTGAGAGTCTGATATTGTCTCTTACATTAATAATTTCTTTGTAAGCCCTCAATAAATCAGCATCACGTTCCTCTATAAAATAGCATCGTGAATCCTTATATTTCATATCTGACCCTGCAAATATACAAAAAAGTATTGAATTAGTCGCATCCGATTAGATTAAATTAACGGATAAAAGATGAAAATCGGAAAAAAGCATTAATTTTGGGCATTGATTTATAACTATACACATATATATATGGACGAAAATACAAATATTGAGCAGAATGCTGGTGCTACAAAACAGCAAGATACCAAGACCAAGAGAGACTTGGCTTTGGAGCGTTTGAAGACCCGCCACCCTGATACGGAGTATGCGGATGATGAAGCTATGTATGGAGCCATCAACGATGATTATGATGCTGACCAGAAGGCTTTGCAGGGTTATAAGGATAATGAAAAGGCGATGGGCGATTGGCTGGGTAGTGACCCTGAGGCGGCTACCTTCCTTCAAGCGATGAAGGCTGGCAAGAGTCCTTACGCTGAGTTGATTCGTACTCATGGCGAGGATGCCATTGATTACTATTCAGACCCTGACAATGCGGATGAGATTGCATCGGCTCAGTCGGAGTTCTTGCAGAATGCTGCCAACGGCAAGAAATTGCAGGAGGAGTATGACAAGAACATGCCTTCCAGTTATGAGGTGTTCGACAAGTTGGAAGAGAAGTATGGAGAGGAAGCTGTGAACGATGCTATCGACCAGTGCTTTCAGACAATGCGCAATGTGGTGACTGGCAAGTTTACAGAGGAAATGATTACTGCTTTTATCAAGGCTAAGAACCATGATACCGATGTGGCTGATGCAGCCCATGAAGGTGAGGTTCGTGGCAAGAACAGCAAGCACGTCAAGAATCTTGAACTGAGAAAGAAGGGCGATGGTACTGCTGACCTTGATTCTGCCAATGCAGAGACCAAGCAGACGGATAACCAGCCTGACTTTGGTGCAGTAGGAAGAGCAGCACGTAGGGGTAACATCTGGGAGCGTGGCAACGAGAAGAGAACACGCATTAGATAATTCGACAATGTGAAAAGATAATATATAATGTTTAATTAATTTAGGATAACAATGAAGAAAAGTACATTTAATCGGCTGCTTTCCGTCTTCCTGATGGTTATGGCAGTTATTTTTGGAGTGAATGGTCAGGTTATCATGGCTGAGGCGGCTCTGCCTGATGGCGGTACGACCGAGAGTGGTCATGCTGCTGAGGCAGGTGGGGCTGCTGCTGCCGATGATGCTGGCAATGGCGGTGCGGCTCGTCAGGATGATGGTATCGCTACTGAGGGAAAAGGTCGTGAGCACTTTAACGAGAATGGTACTGAGTTCTATGAGAACGACATCAACGACAAGATTACCAAGATTCGTCCGATGGCTACTCCAGTTGACCAGATTTCACGCTATGCGACAACCAAGTCTGCTAGTTCGTTTGTAGTTGAGTATTGGAGTATCGGTACACGCCCTATCAAGACAACCGTCAAGGAGGCGACCGTGGAGAGTACTGGTACATCTATGGTATTGAAGGTAGAAGACCCTGAAATGTTTACGCTGGATGATACCATCCGAGTGGTAGGTGTTAAGGCGATTACCAATTATGAAGGTAAGGCTTATACAGACCTTACCGATGAGCCTACTCCAGACTTGGAACTTTGCGTTTGCGGTAAGGACACAGAGGGTTTCCCAATCGTGTTTGCCGTAAACGGTAAGTTGGTAAAGAAACAGGCTATCGGTATTCCTGCCTTGAAGAATGGTCAGAAACTTATCCGTATGGCTAAGAGTTGCGGTGAGTTGGACGTACAGACTGGTCGTTTCAACAACCTTCCAGATTCTGATATTCAGTACTGCCAGAACTTCATGATTCAGGTTGAGGAGAGTACCTTCAACAAGATTGCTGCTAAGAGAGTAGATTGGGACTTCTCAGACATTGAGGAGGATAGCATCTACGATATGCGCCTTGCGATGGAGGGTACTTATCTCTTCGGTGATATGGCTTGTATCAAACATACTACCAAGAACAACTCTGCCCAGTGGTTTACCAAGGGTATTTGGTGGATGGCTGGTAAGGATATTGAGGTAGGTCATGTTGCTACTGCTGACGATATTAAGAAGGGCTACGGCAAGAATGAACGAGTGATTACTGATTTGGAATTGGTTGACATTTCAAAGGACTTGTTTGTTGGTACTGGTATCGGCAACAAGCGCAAGGTGATTATCGCTGGTTCTGCCTTCGTGAGTGCATTCAGTAAGATTGACTCTGACAAGTTCCGCTTGAAGGACACCGTAGAGGTTTGGAATTTGAAGTTCAAGAGTTGGGAGACTGACTTCGGTGAGGTACTGATGATTCACTCTGAGTTGTTTGACCTCTTTGATATGAGTGATTGCGGCTTCGCCCTTGACCCTGAGTTCTTGGTTAAGCGAGTACACTTGTCTTGGACTCGAAACGTGCTCGACTTGAAGAAGGCTGGCATCCGTAACACCGATGCAGTAGTTATTCAGGAGGTAGCTTGTCTGTACTTGAAGTACCCTAAGGCACACGCTCGTATGCGCCTTGCTGCGGTTTCTGCAACAGATAGCCCTTCTGATACAGAGGTAACCAAGGCTGCTGCCTAAAAGCAGGTAGAATTGCAAATTATTCATTAAATAGTGAGGGGTGTGGGCACTAGCCCCATCCCTTTTTTAGTAACACTTATATAAATAAGGTATAATCATGTTTAATAAATATCAAGCAGGTACTGATTTGGCATTCAGCGTTATTGTAGGTGATGAGCGAATGCGTATTGTTTTTGAGGGTAAGACCATGGGAAGTAGTGTCTATATGACAAGAGACCCGAAGGTACAGAAGGCTATCGAGTCTCATTATTGGTTCAACGACAAGTTCTTCTTGGTGGAGAGTGTTGACGAGAAGAAGGAAGCTGCGGAAGCCAAGAAGAAGGCTGCTGCCAAGGCAAAGAAGAAAGTGGCTGACGAGAAGAAGACCCACGTAGTGACAGACGTTGAGGATGCCAAGGACTATCTGGCTGAGACCTATGGTGTGAGCCGTTCCAAGATGAAGACCAAGGAAGACATCTTGGCGATTGCTAAAGAAAATGGTGTTGAACTAGAAGGTTTAGAGTAATGGTAGAATATGCTGTATCTGATTTAGTGAAAGAGGTGAAGGTGCTCTTGGATAGAAACCAAGAGTCTGCTGGCTTGCTGGCTCCTGACGATTCTGATACACTCTCGCAAGCAGAACTTATTGAGAGTAAAATCGTAGATGCAGCAAGAATCATTCTTTCGGATGCTCCTGAGGTGGAAGGTACTTCGTGTAAGAATGCTGTAACGTGGACGGATAGCAACGGCTATTACGTGGGTAAGATGGTTTTGCCTACCGATATGCTGAGAATACTTTCTGTGAAGGCAGAAGGCTGGAACCGTCCTGCTGAAATCATTTCAGAGAGTGATGATGCCTACAAGTATCAGAACTGCAAATATGGAGTTAGGGGAAATCCTGAGCGACCGATTGCGGCTATCGTGCATACGGCTAACGGCAAGAGTATCGAACTATATACCAGCACAAAGCAGGATGCTACGTTGGCATTCATCTACGTTCAGGTTCCATCTATCACTACCGAACAGAAAATCAGTCTGCCTTCCGTCCTGAAAGATTCCATCTTATACATGGCTGGCTATCTTACTTGTATCAGCCTTGGCGATACCGATACTGCAAGCGGATTCCTTGGAGTGGCTAGAAAGTTGGCACATATTGTTGAACCTACAACATCATAAATTATGGCAAAGAAGAAAGATGAAACCAAACTGCTATCGTTGAGTAGGGTACTTGACAAGGAAGAACTGGATAGCGTGAAGGCATCCAAGAACCGATTTGACAAGCCTTACGAGCGTGCCTTCTCTATCTTGCTGGAGGCTCAACGATACTATAACAACATGGATAACTTCCGAAAGCGAAGACTGAGAAACAAGCGATACTGCTATGGAGACCAGTGGGGCGATACCATTGAGTTCAAAAGCAAGTGTGGCTTTACTAAGCGTATCAGAGAGGAAGACTATATCCGTGAGCAGGGTAGCGAACCATTGAAGAACAACCTTATCAGAAGATTGGTGAAGAATGTACTGGGTGTATATCGCTCCCAGAGCAAGGAACCAACATGCAACGCTAGAGATAAGGATGAAAAGCGATATGGCGAGACCATGAGCGTGGTGCTGCAATGTAACCGACAACTGAACCGAGAGACGGAACTGGATGCACGAACCATGGAAGAGTTCCTGATAAGCGGTGCTGCTATCTATAAGAAAAAGTATGGATGGCGAAGAGGTAGGTTGGATTGTTGGACGGACTACGTGAACCCGAACAATTTCTTCATAGACAACAATATGATGGATTTCCGTGGTTGGGACGTGAGTTGCTTGGGTGAGGTACATGACATTACCATCGGCAACGTACTGAGAGAGTTTGCCAAGTCTCCTGCTGAAGCTAGGAAGTTGAAGGAAATATACCGGTTAGCGGCTAACCGAGATTTCGTGATTGCAGACTGCACTCAGCGATTCGGTGAGTTCGACCCTAAGACTATCGACTTTATGAATCCTGCCAACCCTTCGCTCTGCCGAGTGATTGAGGTTTGGCGCAAGGAGAGTAAGCCAAGGTACCGATGCCACGACTACAACAATGGCGATGATTTCAAGATTGATATTGAGGATAAGGCTGATATTGTAGATGCAGAGAACAGAGACAGAATCAGACGAGGTATGGCTGCTGGCATGCTGGAAGAGGATATTCCTCTGATTGATGCCGAGTGGTTTATGGATGATTACTGGCATTTCTACTATCTTTCTCCTTTCGGTGATATTCTGAGAGAAGGCGAGACCCCTTATGCTCATGGTGAGCATCCGTACTGCTTTAAGTTCTATCCGTTCATTGATGGTGAGATACACAGCTTCGTGGAAGATGTGATAGACCAGCAGAGATACGTGAACCGACTTATCACGATGTATGACTTCATCATGAGGGCGAGTGCCAAGGGTGTGCTGCTCTGTCCTGAGGATTGTCTTCCTGATGATATGAGTTGGGATGATTTCTGCGATGAGTGGAGTAGATTCAATGGTGTGGTGAGATACAAGCCAAACAAGAGCGGTCAGGTTCCTCAGCAAGTGGTGAATAACTCTACGAACATCGGTATCGGTGATTTGCTCAGCTATCAGTTGAAGTTCTTTGAGGATATATCGGGAGTGAACGGAGCATTGCAAGGTAAACCAGGAGTATCAGGTACGAGCGGTTCGCTCTATGCACAGCAGACACAGAATGCTACCATGTCGCTGCTTGATATATTGGAGACATTCAGCCAGTTCATCATTGATGGTGCTTACAAGACCGTGAAGAATATGCAGCAGTACTATGACGTGGCTCGTAACTTCAATATCGTGGGTAGGGCAGGACAGATTGTACACTACGACCCTAAGAAGATACGAGACGTTGAGTTTGACATCAACATCACGGAAAGTACGGCTACTCCTGTATACAGACAGATGGCAAATGAGTTCCTTATGACCTTATGGCAGAATCAGGCTATCACGCTGGAGCAGTTGTTGCAAGTAGGAGATTTCCCATTTGGAGAGGAGTTGTTGCAATCGGTTGCATCCAACCAGCAAGCCATTCAGAATGGTGAGACTCCACAAGGATTCTCTCCTCAGCTTCAAGCCCAAGTTGCTCAGGCATCACAGAGCAATCCGAAGGCTCAGGCGATGTTGCAGCAGATGATGAGCGGTCAGGGAGTGAGTCCTGACGGACAGAACCCACCGCTTGCTGCTTAGTTTATAACTTATAGTTAATAGTTTATAGTTATGATTGCAGACAAACCAAGTGACAAGGAATGGTATGGCAATGGGAAACCTGATGCCAGCCAAGGTGGCAACCCGAATGGTGGTGTTGCTTCAGAGACCCAAGGTAGGGAGAATAAGCCAGAACTTTACGAGAATGACGTTATCGGAAAGGTGGCGAAACGCAAGAAAAGCGACATCTGGACGAGGGGTGGAGAGAAGAGAACCAGATTTAAGGACGAATAAAGAAAGGAGGTGTTTTTATCGTAACTGTATTTGTCTGATATTCAGATAGCTACAGAAATATCTACGAGTTTATGGTGCTGCGTTTAAGATATTCGTATCTTTGCAACATCATAAACTTTTAATTTGTATAGGTATGAATTTCGTAGATTTCGTAGAAAAGTATCAGCAGGAAATGGCTCCTGAACAGATGTTGGCTATAGCTAAGGCAGTCGGCAAGTATCTCTCATGCAAGTTGAGCGATGTGGAGGAGCATCATCTTTGTGCGATGGTGTATGGTGTGTTGAGCGAAGAGCATTTTGATAAGCACTTTGCCGATGATGCTATCAGCAAGATGTGGTATGAGGATGCTGACGGAACCAAGCACATGGCTCCCTTCTTCTCGGACGATGAGATAAGAGAAGCCTTTGACAAGCATCAGGATGATATTTCTGACTATACCATCTATGACTTGGCGGTAACTATGAATCTGCTGAGGAGTGACCATCATCTTCTGCTGGAGCGATATAGCAATGATGCAGAGGAGTTGAAGGAAATGGTGGTTTTGATGGCTATCGAGTATCTGCAAGACCCTGACTGCTTGCATCCTACCAGCAAAATATGGCACACAATAAACGGATAAAGTAACTAATTGGGAATCATTTCTTATCTTTGCATATTATTAATAATATATAAATATAAGATATGACTCCAAATGTACGTGAAGGATTGCAATATGGTGCAGCTATAGGAATGCTAGTGAGTGGTGTTGTACTCACCTTCCTATCATTCTTTCTCGACAATTATGTGGTGTCTGATGGTGTGCTGTGGTATGTCAGTCAGACATTGGTTTACTCTGGAGCAATATTCGGGGTAAACGTTTATTTCAAGACAAAACTAGGCAACTTTGAGAGCAAGGTGAAGGATGAACTCGCAAGTATGCTGAAACAAGTGAAGGAGGGCAAGTAATATGAAGGTAACAAGAGAACAGATTTTGGCTATTATGCCGAATGCCAAGGATAAGATGGATGCGTTTCTTCCTTATATCAATGGCTATGCTGAGGTGTTCCATATTGATACTCCTAAGCGAATGGCTCATTTCTTGGCTCAAATTGCACATGAAAGTGGTGAACTGAGATACACCAAGGAACTCGGCAACAAGGACTACTTCCATAGGTATGATGTGGGCAAGTTGAAGAACATGCTCGGCAACCTTAAAGATGGTGATGGCTACAAGTATCGGGGTAGGGGATTGATTCAGATTACTGGCAGAGCCAACTATCAGGCTTATCAGAACAGCAAGTATTGCACTGGTGACATCATGGAGAATCCTCAGTTGCTGGAGCTTCCGCTAGGAGCAACGAAGAGTGCTATGTGGTGGTGGTGGAAACATGACCTGAACAAACTGGCTGATAGTGATAGTTTCGTGGCTATTACCAAGACAATCAATGGTGGAACCAACGGCTTGAAATCAAGACGAAAGTTTCTTACAAGAGCAAAGAAGGTCTTTAATGTTTAGCCTATGAAAGTAAAATGGTACGATACTGATTTTTGGCAAGTAGCACTCTACGTGATTGGTATCTTGCTGGTGGCTTTTCTTCTGTCGGGATGCAAGACAAAATACGTCCCGATGGAAAAAGTTATATGTCGGGACGTAGTAAAACACGATACGCTGCATACTTCTGACAGCGTTTTTGTGCGTGATTCCATCTTTCTCAGACAGAAGGGAGATACTTGCTTTCTTGACCGATGGCATGAGAAGAGCATTTATAAAAATGTGTATAAGGTGAAGGTGGATTCCTTCCTGAAAAGAGATTCCATCCCAGTTCCCTACCCAGTTGAAAAACAACTCTCCAAGTGGGAGCAGTTTCAGTTGAAATATGCAGTATGGTCATTTTTGGCACTCTGCATGCTGTTAATCGTATTAGGCTATAAACTCTATAAAAAGATAAAGAATGGCAAATTTCACATTGACAATCACGAAAAGTGACATCTATGAGGAGGTGGCAAAGACTACTGCCTACATAGGAGGAAAGAACTTGGATAAAAACGGAAAAAGTCTGTATGACCAAGTGTTTGTGACGGAAGCTGATAGAGAAATGCTGGAAGGCTTTTGGGAAGATTCCATTGATGATGTTTCCGTAGCCTTGGAGAGTATTCTTGTATGGAAGAAGTGTGACTCAGGCAGCAACGAGGTCTTTGGTCTGAGAGTAAGCAGCCTTTTTAATGAGAGTTTATTTAAGACCTTAGAATCAACGGTTTTTAGTTATGTAGTCAACAAAATAGTAGCAGAATGGTGCTCAGTAGTCTATAAAGATAAGGTGGAAGATTATCTCTCCAAGGCAAACGTTTTGCTGCTAAAGATTGACGCAATCATTTATACACGTAAAAGACCAACAAGATAGGAGGATAGGATATGAGGTATTGTAATAAAGGATATAAAGTGATGATAGAGTTGGAAAAGAATGAGTTGGTATATGACATCAAGAATACTGCTTTTTCTTTTGCTGATTCTTATTCCAAGCAGAAAGGTATAGATGCAAAACAATTAAAGAATGTGTTTGACGTATCAGAGGAAGGAAACCGAGATAAGTTAGCAAGGATTCTAGACTCAGCAGTAGAGGATTGCAGAGAAATGCTTTTCCGTTTCACCAAGGTGGAAATGCTCGGTGGCGGCTTTGATTCCAACGAGTGGGAAGAGTGTATAGGTTCGCCTACCAACGAGGAGGATGCCTACTACTTGGCGATGAGGATGCCGCAAGGTTTTTCTAAGACAAGTGTACATACCATGACCGTCTACTTGCATGACTATATCGTGAACCAATGCCTTTATGAATGGTTAATGATTGTGTTTCCTGATGGTGCTGATAGATTCTGGGCACTGGCTGAGGATAAGAAACAGAAGATTAAGGATGCAAGCAACCGCTCGGCTGTTAGAGCAAGAATCGCTTTGCATCCATTTTAAATGATTAGTCGTTTAAGGCTAAGATAAAGCAAGGGAAGCTATCCATCACGGACTGCTTCCCTTTATTTTTTATATAGCAAAAAAATATTTATCTAAGTTTATGTTCCACTAGACGTGGACTCCTGCTTGGTAGTTACCGAACCAGTAACAGCAGCATTAATATTGATACTCTCAGGCAAGGTCTTGACATTTACGTCTGTAGCAGCCAGCTTCAATCCGTTCTTCTGCTGGTCGGCATACTGATTCTTATCCTGAGCGATAAAGTTGTTGATAGCTGTAGCTATGTTGTAGAGCAGTTTATCGGTGTCGCTGCTGAGAGAATCAGAATCAACTGATGCGTACTTGTTGTTCTCAACGGTTGCCGATGTTGTCTCCTTCTCACGATAAAGAACAGCCTGATTGATGAACTCCTGAGCAAACAAGAATGACTTGCTTACAAGTTGCTTAATCTTGGTGTTGTCTATATTGAGCGGATTTTCATACTTCTGTAGCATAGCCTGCAAGCAACTTGCGGCTACTTCTTCTCTAGGCTGTAGGGTAGCGATTGAGAAGATTTCCTCTTCTTTGCCGCTTTCCTCTGTTCCACCTGTCTCTGATGCGGTAGATATTCCGTATTTAGGGAATGGGCGAGCATTTGATGTTCCATCAGATGAGGTTTCTCTGACGAGTTTAGTGCCAGTTGTTTTTGTGATGTTGGAGTCTACAATATAGGCAACACCTACTTTAGTTTTATTCAGATTATAGAGATTTCCGTCTGAGTCGAAATAGAACAACTGGTATAAGTTGTTGTTGAATATCACATATCCCATGTACATATTTGTACCTAAAGGATAAATGTTGATACATGTGGATAGAACTATCTTGTCATCTATTTTCGTTCCCAAGGATGCACCTTGCTCAACCTTGTATTTATCGAAGTCGGTTAATGTATATTCTGCCATAATTATCTGAGTTTATTTTGTAATCTTGTTTGGAATTCTGTAGATAGTGCGCTGATAGATTCTTTTGGGGCAAGATTGCCCATAAGCGCAAGCCTGAAATATTTGTATGGCGAACCGACAAGGTTTCTGAGATACATATTTACAGAAGAACCAACGTAATACCAATTAGCTAAATCATTACTTCCAAACAGAACCGTTTCACACTTTCCTGCCTGAATGCTGCTGAAATATCCTCTTGTAATGCAATCGAACATGGTCTTATAGGCATCCTGACCAAGCGTTAAAGGACGGCTAGATAGGAAGAATGGAACATTCTCTGTTGGCTCCTTCACATACACATCGAGTATGTTTCCTGCTTTGTCTGTAGCGTATGACTCTGGATATATGTTTACTCGCTTGTTGAAGACATTGTGCATGGTTCCCCACATCTTGCTTTTCAAAGAGTAAACGTAAGCATAAGTATAGTTTGGGTTGAACACTATGATACGGCTATCGTAATAGTCGTAAATCATATCAGCTTCTTCGAGATACTTACGGAAACGGACATACTTCACATCTGACTCAGGAATATTACCTAGTGCAAGGAGTTTATTCGGATAGGTCTTATCCTTTGTTGAATGTGAATAAATGGATAGAAAATCGAAAGGATAATCATCCAGTACATCGGTAAGACAAACAGACTCTCTTCCTTGCTGCATCATGATTCCTCGCTCTGTCGGGAACAGAACTGCATCATCAATCTGCAAAATGCCTTTAGGGTTGGAGCAAATTTCACGTAAAGCTGGTTGTCGTGACTGATATGTTCCTGTATCAGTCAACATGACTACCCATACACCTTCATCGGTGAATGCGTATATTGGAGCATCACCAAATTGACCTTCGCTGATTGGTCGGGTGTTGGCGGCTAGTGCGCTGATGATAGAAGAACCTACCTGAACAGAATTTGCTGCTGGGAATACCAAAGGATTCTCGGCTTCGCTAACCTTTATGACGTTTGGATGCTGTGTGATATATTTTTGGCTCACGACATTACTTAAAGCAGCATCGTATTCTTCCTTGGTTATCTCTGTGAAGTCACCTGTATCTATTGGTGTGTTGTCCCAATAATATGAAGATGAAATGACCGTTCCACCTTGATTTCCAAAACTACCACCTCCATTACTTCCTGCTCTCGTTGTTCCACCTGATGAATCCTTTTTAAGGAGTTTATGGCGGTATATTTGCATGAAAGCAGGAAGACCAGCATCATCGTGATATAGGTACATGTAATCAGACAACTCAGCTTTTTCTTCTTCTGTAGGCGCATCAACTCTTCCTCCAAAACCTTGATTATCCAAAGAACCAGAAGATTGTCTATCAACTGCGATAGGAGTGGTACGATTCTTACTGATATTGATATAGTAAGACATACCGAATGTATCGGAAGGCTTTAAACTTACCCTCTTGGAATAATACTTGTCATACTTCGGTAAGTGAAAATAGATAGTCATTGCCGTAGCAAGCGTGTTGGGATATGCCAAGATAGGGCAGATAGGATATTGCAGTTTCCCCTTGTGGTATATATCTCGTTTGATGCTATTTTCGCTGATGCTTACCTTGAAGACTGCATCGCAAATATAATCGGTGGTAGCGGTGCTACTAGTTGCAACATCTACATACTCATTTAGGCATAGCTGTGCATTTGAAATTTTTCTCTTGGAGAAAATATCTGTATCGAAAGCATTATAGATGGTCTTCTTTACGTTTCCTATATGCAATCGGTTGTTGTATGTTATAGAGCACTTGCCTCCAAAAGTGTCTCGCTTGAAGTCTGCCAAAGAAATACTTTCTCCTGTCTGTAAAACTCGTTTGAGTTGTATATCTGTGCCTAGCTTTTCCTTGCTGATACTGGCACTTAGATAGAAGGATTTGTTTTCAAACGACTGATAAATATCTTCCTCTGACAAATATTGGAAGGCATCACAATTCACACCTGATGCCATTTTGTTATTCCAAAGAAAACAATTATTTCGTGAAATACCTCTAGTTCTTTTTTCTGTATCAATAAAAGATTCAGGCTGGGACAGATAAACATCTACACCAAGAATAAGGTCTTCCAAGCCTTCGGGTATATCCATGCTGACATTTATGGTGTGGGTGTGAAGACTTGTGCTTGTGCCTACAGATTTCTTTTCCTGATACCAGATAAACTTATTGAATGATGTTTCAGGCGCAAGGATGAATGGATTTGATATATTTATGTGTGAGGTTCCATCATATAACTTGATAGCCAATACTCCAAAAACTGTATATTTGAAGTACTCCTTGCCTTTTTCGTTTAGTCGTTTGTTGATAAGTGAATCAAATGCGTTGAATATGATAGATGCGCCTTTGAGAGAAGTATCTACGTTATTATTAAAGTGTCTGTTCGTCTCAAAAGCATTATCCCAATCATCGCCAAGGTTGATTGATACATCACATTTATCAGACTTAACATTGGTGATTGTTGCACTATATCTAAGTGAAGAAAGGTCGAAACTTGTGTAGTTGCTACCTTTCCAATATGCGTACATTGTTTTCTCGTCACCTATGAAACATAAGATATTGCCAACTGCTGTGACGGCATTGACGTGGAATCCGTTGAGGTTGATGGTGTTCTTGGTTCCGTCTCCACTTTTCTCTAGCCAGTACCAAGTATCATCTGATTTACGGATGATGTAGTGAGAGTGAATCGTTTCATCGTGTGTTACCTTATGAACCAGTTCTATTGTGTCTCCTGAATCCAGCGTGATGTTCTGCTCTACTACTACTGGCTGGTGAATAGGGTGGAGTGCCCCATCCTCGTTGATGAGGTTGAGGCAGGTTGCCAACTCCCCATCCTGACAATCGTAGTCGGATGGAGAGTGGGTAAGCCCTTTGAGTATTACTTCTTGTCTTGTTGCCATGTGCTCGAATTTAAGTTTGGTCGCATGATTTCATAAAAAGGTTCGCCTTTGGCTGACTTGCGTGGGATGCAAGTCAGGCGAACCATTCTGTTGAGAGGAAGGTTGTACTCATCAAGGATGGCGGTGATGGAAGGGTAGTCACTTCTGAAACCTACCTTCTTATGCTCCTGATTGAACTGAAGCTGAGCGAAGGCGGTGTTGGCTTTGCGAAGTTCTTCCCAGTCCTCACGCATGCAGAATCCGTATGTACCTCTTTCAGATAACCTGAACACGAAGATGGAATTGTCTGTTCGCTCCTTCTGCATGATGTGGTCGTAGATGCCCTTGGAGAGCGTGACCGAATTGGCTCTTCCGTCCAGTACCACAAAATCGTTGCGGTGTCTGAAACCATTGACTTTATCTATTAAATACTTGAATTTCATGTTGCAAATATAATATGAAAAGTGATAAAATGGATATTATCCGTTAACTTTGTCTTTCCGCTTGGGTCTACCATTGCGGTTGCCATACTTGGTGATGATGGCAGATGCTCGCTCTGAGCGGTAACAGCCACATGATTTGGTTCGTCCGTCACGAAGAGCAGCACCTAGAACCGTACAACCTCTGCCACAATCACATTTGCATATCCAGAACGCACCATGCTGGTGGTTCTCTTTATCAGATTTTCGGCAGACGAGTAATCTGCCGAAACGCTGTCCAGTAAGGTCTATCAACTTTCCCATACTACTTCTCTGCCATTTTCTTTGCCTCTTCAACTGATACTGGCTTTCCGCTAAGAGGAATGCGGAAGTCGAACTTAGAACGGAAACCATAATAGCCTACGAAATCGAAGCTCTGTTTCATACGCTCGTCTGTGGTGATGTACTTCTTGTAAGCCTTCACCTCCTTCTCTGAGCGGTAGATGGTAGAGTTGACGAAGTAGGAACTGGTTCCCTTGTTAGCGATAACTGCAATAAAGAACTGCTTACCAAGGAACTTTTCCTTGATACGCTGAATGATTGAAATTTTCTTTGTATTCATATATAAAATTTGATTAATTATTAAGAAGAATGCAGATAGGCTGCACTCTTAAAACTATTCGATTCCACAAGATACGATACCATCTTCTTTGTTGATACCTCGGAAGTGCTCGCATCGCTGGCAAGCAAGGCTACCTACATATAGTATTTCGTTGGTGTACTTGCCTTGGATGCCGAATGGGCAGGGAGTTATGTACTCGAAGTGCCCACCGACATATTCGTTAACGATATATTTAGGATTCTTCATTGGTTGCTTTGGTATGTTTCAAGATTTTTGTAGAATTTTCTTATGATGGGAAACATGCTTATCTTATCTCTGCCACATGATTTCGGCTCAGTGCAGAAACCTCTATAAACACATTGAGGAACACAAGCGGATGCAAGCAAAGGTTCAATTCGTGCCACCTCGTCAAGAACCTTATACCACACCTCTCTCGTCTCCTCGGATGCCTTGTTGCAGAGTCTCAACTTCGAGATATTGATAATCTCCTGAGCATTGAGGGATAGCTGCAAGTTGACCAAATCATCCTGACGCATATCGTGACGTGATACCTTGGAGCCAGTAATATCTGGTCGTGATGTGGAGACGAATGGCTGTGCATGAACATGGCGAACAAAGTGATTGCTCACCCAATATGGTATGCCATACATCTTAATATCGAACTCCAATTCTCTGAGCGGTGAATGCTCGCTGAGAATCATCTGTTTCTTAAACTCATCGCTAGGCTCATGTCCCAGCGGTTCCTTACCTTGTGTGAACCGAGCAGCATCCACAACTCGCTGCCAGTCCGTTACTCTTTTGATTTCTATTTTCATAATCTATTTTACTTTCGTGAATAATATCCTATTATAAACCCTATAGCAGTCGTACAAGAAAAAAGAAAAATGTCAAATAACAATTCAGCCATAAGCTATTCCTCCTTTCCGCTATCCACATCATTCTCTCCAAGAATATCTTTGATTTCCTTTTCGATGAACTCATCAGAAGCTAGTTCCTTAAGAAGTTCATCTATATCAGGTAACTTTGCATCAACTCCGTCTTCTTGATTTTTGGAGGCAACATATTCCTTTAGTGCTTTTACCCATGAACTATTAGCCATATCTGCCAATGAATCCTTTTTGCTTTCATAGGCTTTCTTCAACTCTCCGTTGTCACGGAAATATCTGAGCACTTCCGTCAAAGAGAGAATAAAGTTCTTTTCAGCAATCGGGTTACTCTTTGCCTCTTCCAGTTTTAGCATCAGGAAGAGTAATGATGCATGTAATTTTGTTTTGTCCATAACTATTCTTCGTTACATAAAGTTTCTACTACCTTTGTTCTTGTGGTTTTTGTTGCAGGGTCATATTCGTTATGAATAGCTTTTGCCACACCTTTTTTGTTGGTAAAATAAACAACTCTGCCACCATCATAGAAACGATATACGGTTATACCATCCACAACAAAAAGCTTCTCTACTTTAATTTCATTAATAGAGTCTGATGTTGGAACATTAATTCCTTTGTTCTCGTTGCAAGAAACGAGCAGGAATATAACCGATACAAATAATAATATAATCTTCTTCATACGCTACTTCTTTTTATCCAGCCATTGCATAACATTATAATAGGAAACATCTTTATACGACCTTAATGTTACATCAAAATTGCCATCTTTAAAATAATCAGATAAATCACCTCTCCAATAACCATTTATGAGTTTCTCTCGTATGATACTTGCAGTTTCATTAATACAACGCTTAATGAGTTTCTGCTGCTCCGCATTCTTGTTGTAATGAAGAAGCGAACATGATGCTCGTTTGAGCCATTTCCACCACTTTGATTTGAACTTCTTTACTTCTATCCTTTCGGGAAGTTCCTCTCTTTTCGTGTGCATATCAATGAGCTTGTTATACTCTTCTATGCTAATTGTTATTTGTCTTTCCATAAGCTATTCTTCTTTAAGTTCTACTGTCTCATCTTTCCAAGATAATTCTCTTCCGATGAGTTTTTTAATGCTACCTTTAGGTATTTCTATACATTTGCAAGAACCATAATCGTCTATTCAGCTATATACAGATTTGTGAGGCTCTGTTTCAAATATAAGTTCTGTACCAAAACTATTAACACATACCCATGCCATATCTATTCCTCCTTATCTTTTATTTTCTTAATCTCATTGTATAATTCCATAAGTTGCTTCTTGTCAACCCATACATCTTTGTCGGGGTCAATGAAGAAACCATATATAGAATACAATTCACCCTTGTCGTGTTTGTGTATTTGAATCATAATCTATTCCTCCGTTTTTACACCGAAAGGAGTACCGTCAACAAAGGTGAAATCTTCAAACACTTCCTTAAAAGTACATGTACCCTCATCATAAACTTCGACAAAACTTCTTGAATCTACTTTTTCAATAACGAATGCACTACCATTTCTGTCTTTTACCCACCCAAACGGCTGATGCTTTTGCATTTCATTCCAGCATTCTTCTGCGTCCTTGAATGGACGGAACTTTGGTTCTGGCTTAATTCGGAACTTGAAATTTTTAATCATTCCAATAGGAAAATCTGTAACTTCTCTCCATGCTTTACTTACATCAGTAATACTAGAAAATTCGATAATCCTTCCTTCGCCAAACGCCTTAATAAATGGCGATAACTCTGCTGCTTCTTTACGATTCATAATCAATCCTCCAATTCTTTAAGTGCATCCTCAATATTGCCCATTGCCTTCCAAAGAAGGTTATGCTGAGTAGCACCACCTTTATTGTACTCGTCAAGCTGACTGTATGCTTGACTTAATAATTCCTTAATCTTACTCATCGCTTATCCTCCTTTTTTCTGTTTCTTTCTATATGCTTTAATTGCGTAATACTTATGTTGCCATATCGTTTATACATACCTTGGAGATATACAATATAGCCAGCTAATGTTATTTTACTTGCATCCATATTCTCTTCTTTTTAATCTTTGCTCTCAAGAGCAAGTCCAATTAGAAATAATCCAGAACCTAGAACAATAGTGCCAAGTTCCCAACATACCGAAAATAGTGCATAAAATAAAGCAAAAAATACTAAAAAAGCACCAACTATTTCACATAAATAAGCCAATTTCTTTATATTCATATTCTCTTCTTTTTACCCTCTCCCTTTTACAGGAGAGGGTGGTTAGTTACTTCTCAGGCATTGCGTCACCATTCAACAAGCCCATATCTGTCAAACGAGCAGTTAAAGCGAGGTAGTACTTCTTCATACCTAACGACTGCTCATTCATCAATTTAAACTGATAGTCCCCAACTTTCTCACGGAAGCCATCTTTAGCTAAAGCTGCATTCAACTTTAGCCAACGGTCTTTCAACTCACTATGCTCATCGAGCATTCTTTTCTGATAATCTTCCATATTAATTATATTTTAGAATGAATATTACTATTTCTATCAATTTCTGCTGGGTCATAACACCCATCTATTCTACACTTTTGCCCTTGCACAGAATATTTACATCTAATATTCTCAAAAACAGGACAAGGTGGGTTCTTTCTTTGTTTACCCATATTACTTATATTTATATCCTTTGCAGGATGGTTAATAAATCACAACACAATCATCAAATACTGATATACTATCAACATTCATGGGGTTCCCATTCTCTTGTGTACCATGAGAATATGGGAAGTTGACTTCCATAGTCTTATCCTCTACCTTTGATAATTCGTTAATTAATTCTTCTACTGTCATATTCTATCTATTATGCCCGAAGGCGTTAATCACCATATTTATATAATTCTCCTTCACCACTTGAATCATACCCACAACAAGGACAAACCCATCCATCTATTATAACGGATTTTTTACACTTAGGGCATAAGCCTCTGACTTTATTAAAACTTTCTAAAGCATATTGGCAAGCTTTCAAATACTCTAATTCATCTTCGTCAGCTTGATTATCAATAAGTGCATTATATTCATCCTTATCTAAAACTACAACTTCTAATGCCATACTACACCTCCATTTCTGAGTTAAGTCCTAGACCGAAAAGAAGATGTTGTAAATCAGAAACATTTTCTACAGCTCTTAACCATACAATAGAATTATTTACTACTTTATAAGCAACATAATTAGTACTACTTTCACAAAGTCTTATATGATAAGAATCATTAAAATAACCATCTTTATTCTTTTTCCATCCATTCTTCTCCAGAATCTCAGGAGTAAGAGGAATTGGTTTTATAGCATCCTCTCTAATCCAACCACATTCTCCATCTCTATAATAGAATAATTTAGTACCTTTTAAATAAGAACTTGTAATTCTTATTATTTCTTTTTTGTGGTTATACACAATATCTCCTGGTATATACTTAGGATTAAAATTTATTACCATACTACTTTCCTTTTAAATGTTTGTACTTCTTTATGGCATCCTTCTTAGAAGCTGCCATAATCTTAACACCCTTGATGGTGAACTCATGCTATGCCTTTGGCTGGCACTTCTGCTTGTCAGACGGAATATTGCCTTTCGGAATAGCTAACGGTGTACCTCCAAAACACGCAGCGAAGTCACCTATTAGATAATCTAATTCAGTTTGCATTCCAATCATTGATAACAATCCATTCATACGCTTTACTCCTTAACTTCTTTGAATATTACATGTTTTCCGTCAGAACGTTCTTCAGGTTCACACAGAAATCCATCACCCCAACCATTATAGGTCGGGTTATAGCATGTATCATCATAGCCAAAGAAGCAATCATCACAGCCATTACAAACATCCTGCTCAATAACTTCAAGTGTTACTTTTTCTCCAACTTTAAGTTCTTCCATAATCAAAACGCTATTCTAAAATCCTTGCCTTTCAAAGTAGGTCTCTTTTGGAGGACGAACTTCTCTAAATCTTCAAAATCTATCGGGAAGAGCGCACAATATTTATACTTTAATGTGCAGATGAATCTTCCGTTGAGCATTATATCAAATACAAATGTTTTCATTGTTCACCTCCTTCCTTTGGAAGTAAATCACTAATATAGAGCCAGCTAATAATATCATAATTAGTTCCAATATATTTGAAATCGTAATCATACCATCCAAAATCGTGAAAAGATGATTGTTCTATTCTTTCTTCATCTTGAAACATCCCATGATTATGATGATAAACAACTCTTACCAAGCATGTTCTATTTTTATCAGGCTTTTCACTAGCAGGATGCCATAAATTCTTCAAGAACTCATTGATAGCCCACTTAGCACCTTCTTTGAAGCTATCTTTGCCCCTAAGACAAATCATTTCTTCCTCAACCTCGCCACTATTGTATCTAGCATACTCTGTCTCAATATGCTTATTAGCAGCTTCTTCTATTTTCTTATCGTCTATCATAATTATCTTCCTTTCTTACTATTTTTATCCAATACCTCTTTAATCTCGAAATATTGAGCCTTTATAAATTTTTCCATCTCTAACTTAGTTATTCTACCAATAACTGAAATAGACCCATCCCTTACAGATACTGAGAAATAATCAGTATTGATAAAACTAATGTTAACATCTATGCTTTCATCATTCATACCTAGTCCTCCATATCTTTATTCTTTGCCTAAAAGTTCTTCGTTGCCTATGTAAGGAATGCACTCCATGAAGGCAGCACCGCCAACCATTATATGAGCACCTTCTTTATTCTGATAGGCATACTGGAAGAGATTATAAACCTTCATATTGTAGCAAGCTGTGCTTTTGCAGAGGACATAATCTAATGGCTTGAACTCTGGCTGAGTCTTCTCAATTTCCAAGGTCTCCATGTTCAACTTGCCACCCAGTCTTTTCTCTATTTTGTGGATATATTCCTGAGCGTCTTCTTTGTTTGCTTTGTTGAACTCAGATGTTTGCATGTAGTTTTCATTCTCTTCAAAGTTATTTATGTTACCCTCATTTTCCAATAGATAATTCTTACCATGGAAAGTTTTGTAGGTATCATCTTCAAACCCTTCGAAGATAATATGTACACTTCCATCTTTGTGAACTAGGATGTCTCCTTTCTTCCAACCGAACTTAGACCAGTCTTGCATTTCCTTTGATGGGAATAGCAGTATTTCTGATTCTTTATAAGCTGTATATCTACCATTATATAGAAAATCATTTGTTGTGGAATGATGCAGTACATTTATATCATTTCTTGCACCTATATGTGAAAAATATACATCACCATACAAAGGCGAATATAACTTTGTATTTACTGGCTTATCCTTTAGAATTTCCGCTACATTAATCTTTGTCTCCATATCACTTCACTCTTTTAAATTGAACATTTTTTCCGTCTTTTCTGTCGATTGCGGCACAACAAATATCTTTGCAGATATTTTCATAAATATTGCTGCTTATCTCGTCAAAGAAGCAACCATTACATTCTTCTGTCTCGCTTTCAACCACCTTTAAGGTGATTTCTGAGCCAATAGGTAAATCTTCCATAATTAATTCCTCATTATGTGACACTTAACAACCTTGTTTACTGCAAGAGGTTGCGATTTGTTAAAATTCTCGATGATATTGCGTTCCATCTGCTCAGGGAAGATGGGTTTGGTGGGCTTTGGAATGTAGATGGTAACTTGTAGCTTGCTGCCATCACTAAAAGTCATTAAGCACCTTCTTGAAATCTGTTCTATTCCAAACATAATTTTATCCTCCTAATATTTGCATCCGTGAAGATACGGACGTGATTCGTTATACTTCATTTTTAACTTGATGTACTCCATCAGGTCGATATTGTGATTGTGGGCGATTGCGAATACCCTCATGAGTATATCCTGAAGGGTATCTGATACAAACCAACTGCAAGACTCATTATCAACAAACCTACTAAAGTGTCCGTTGAGTCGGTACAAATCTTTTGCGATACTGCCTTTATTGATTGTGTTTTGAACCTTATATTGAATTTTGGCAACTTCATATTTGTCAGCAAGGCTAGAATCGCTTTTTAGTTTAATCAGCATATTGCTTTTCATCCATCCCAAGAGAGATAAGATACGAATGGCAATATCAGCGAACTCGGATTCAACCGTTCCTTCAAGAGCGTTCTTGTAGGCGGTAGGAATATCTCTGCCCATCTGAATCTCGCTCTCATAGTCTTCGATACTTCCGTGACGATTTTTGCGGTCTGCCTGAACAGCTTCTGCCATTTCTGTGATGATGAGCATCAATGCGGTTTCTATTTCTGTGCTCTCATTATAAAAACCATGCTTGTAGGCATTCTCAAAAGCATCTCCTGCTAAGGATGCCAGTTCTTTCTGCGTTATAATTTTCATATTGTTCTTGATTTATTATTTTCTGATAGTGAATGCCATATCGTTGATGGTTCTGCACCAGTTTATCTTGCCTTCTGCGCATAACTCGTTGAGGGTTTGATAAGGATGCTGGAATCCTCTGTTGATGATTTCGGCTGTGAGGACGTGGGGCGGCACGATGTGGGCAGCTTCACGCTCTGCCTGAATCTCTGCGATGATGGCTAGGATTTTTTCTTTCTCTGTCTTCATTTGGCGAAGGTAAAAATGAGACGTGTGTGACTTCGGACTGGAACATTAATAGTTCCCACATTCCGTTCAAGTCTTGTTGATACCACAAGCCATCGTGCATTGTTCCGATGATTGGGTTGCCTTTGTACCATATTACCATGGTCTTGTGGGTAAACATGGCTTTATGCGCTTTGCTGATACGCTTGCCTATCTTGATATATCCAAAAATATCCATAAGCTAGAAGAGTGATAGCTGACCAGTCTTGTCGTGGTAGTGATTCCCTGAAGGGAATATCAGTTCCTCGAACATGGCGGTCAGGCAGTTGGTTACTATTGAATTTCCTGCTAGGGCATAGAGTTTGCTCTTGCTGATAATGAGTTGACCAGACTTCTCCTTGCTCAGGAGTTTGTCTATGTCAGCTTCGTGTACTCACATCAGTCGGAAACAATCTCTTGGAGTGTACTTTCTGATTTGGATGGAGTATTTCTTTCCGTTTGGTGCGGTGTGAATGATTTCTTTGTTCATGATTGTTACGAATGTCATGTTTGCAGTATCAATGGTTGTCTTGATGGTAGGGGAGATACCTTGCATTACAGATTGGTTGTAGATGTCGAGAACTTGCCCCCCATATCAGGCTTGACCTTCCCTGATAGGAGTAGGGATTTCATACGTTTTCCTCCAGTTATCATATCTCTTTTACAATTAAGAATAGTGGGATGCAGTTACCTCCGTGACCCATAGCAGAATTGAGAGTAGGGGAGATTCCCTTGGTGGAGTAGACTCTGGTCTGCTGCTCTATCCTGCCTTTGATTTGGAGGTTTGCTAGCTTTATAATTTTGTCGCACATTATAATTTCTTGATGATTAAAACTGCGTTGGCTGCTCTGCCATCGTTATGTATATAGTTGGCAAAACCAGCCTTATAATAACTTGTACGGATGGTTCTACTTAAACCATCTACGTCTGAGTTGATGAGGAGTTTTCTGCTTGTAACTTTTTGATTATCAGTACCCCCCCCTAGGGAAATGGTCAACACCAAGAAGATTGGCTATGCTGATTCCTGCGCTAAACGATGATGTGATGGTTGGTGAGCATCCATCAGCAGTTTTCGGTATTGCTATCTTCGGGGTAGAGTTTTTCGATTGATTCATTGATGTCTGCTTTGGTGAGATACTTTTCGAGAAGGGGCTGGGATAGGAAATATTCGGGAGATACGTTGTCTTCCAAGATGTCCTCAACCGTTGTCTCTAGTTTAATGGGAGAAGGGAAGTGATACTCTGGGTTCGGCTCGTCTTCTGTGCGTAGGATGGAGATAACGAAGATGCGCTCACGATTCTGAGGGATTCCGTAATCTTTTGCATTCAGTACCTTGTAGAAGGAGGTGTAACCAAAGGAGTCGAGGTCTTTGAGGTATTGGAAGAAGTACTTCCTCATCTTATCTGTGAGTAGACCTTTCACGTTCTCTAGCATAACGTATTTTGGTTTCTTGACTGCCAGCATTCTCTTCTCCTGAAAGATAAGGGATGAGCGTGTGCCGCTTCCTTCCTCTGCTCCTTGGCGAAGTCCTGCATTGGAGAAATCTTGGCAAGGTGAAGACCATGATATGAAGTCGAAGTCGGGAACCTCATTCCAGACTATCCTTGTCACGTCTCCGAAGTTAGGTATGTCTCTTCCGTGCAGTAGTCCGTAGGCTTGGATGGCTGATGGTTCTATCTCTGAGTAGCCCACAACCTTAAAGTCGAACTCAGGATGCTTATCTTTGAGGTACTTGAAGGCTAGGCTCTGACTGCCATAGCCAGCGAATGCCTCAAAGACTCTGAGAGGATGCTGCTTGTTGTACTTACTGATTGCTATCATTTTGGTAAACAGATTTGTGGTTTATGGATTCCATTGGATGCCCAAGCGTTCCATTGTTCCGTTATCACGATATATCTCCAACTGCTTTCGGCATAGGCTATGAGGATTCTTTTGCAGAAGCTCTATCATACCTATGATGCGTGTCTTGAAAACGTTGTCCTTATCCGCATTTGTTACGTTCTGTTCAGCCTTCGTCTTTGCGATGAGTTGACTGATTTCGGAAGGATTCTCGTTAACGGATGCTGGCGGTGGTGTTGCTCCGATGAGTTCGTCTTCCCATCCTCGCTGGTTGAGAAAGGTTTGGAAGTTCTTTCTGAACTGCTTGTCTGGCTTTGAGATTACATAGAGAGGTATGTACTCTATAGCTGCCTTGCGGTCTTTCTGGCTCATAGAGTTCCACTTCTTTTCCAGTTTAGCCTTGCAGCCTACCTTCTTTTCGTAGAGGTTCCATGCTCGCTCAAAGGTATATTCGTCTTTAACTTCCTTGGGTGGAGCGGTAATCTTGTAGCCATTCTCTTCTAGAAGCTGGATGGCTTGTTTGATTTCATCTGTCATAGTTCACCATTTAAATAATTGTCGATTGCTTGGATAAATTCATCTATAGAGCGGATGATGATGTACTTACCACCATGTCGTTCTACTTCATACTGGAATACTTTCTGTTCGGGTTCCTGCCTACCTTTCGGTGTCTTGTTTTCGATACAGAGGAAACCGTACTGAGAGGTGCGCTTCAGGAGCAGCATATCAGATACTCCTGCCTTCATACCTTCTTCTTTGAGCCATGCGGCTTGTCGGGAGGTTCGCTTGCCACCATTGGGAACGGCAAAGAAGACACCTTCAAGGTCAGGATATACCCCACGGATATACCTGACCTCTGCGGCTTGCAAGTTGTGCTCATCGTAGGATGCTCGCTTGCGTATCTTCTTGCCTTCCTGCTCTAGCTTTGCTTTGATTTCAGCGTAGCTTGCCATTACCAATCTGTTGAGAAAAGGTCGTTGAGAGATTCTTCACCCATCAAGCAGATGGCTTCATTGGTAAGGTCTTCGTTTTTGAAGTAAACACTTCCATCGTTTACCATCTGATTATATTTTGGATAGAAATTTCCTCCTTCCTTAACGATAGCCCATTTTTTTTCGTAGTGGCAAAAGTCTGGACACCAGCCATCGTTAAGATACTTGGCGATGTTCTGCAACTTGATGAAAGCAGCTACATGTTTTGCCTGAGCCATGCTAGTGCAGTTGTTAAGGTCGTTATAGTTATATTCATCTGAATATAGATAGTTGCTTTTCTTATCACCAAGCCAGTATGTTTTCTTGTCCAAGAACAACTCCTTGCAAATATCATCATAAGTGATAGGCTTGCCTTCCCCTGCATCAGTAGAATTCTCGTCTCCTTCAATCTTCTGACGAACCATCAACTTACCTTCCTCATCGAAGAAGAACTGGAGGTTATCAGGGATAGGGTACTCTACTGCCGAACCATCAGCAGGAATGCGCAACTTAGATAAGGTTGCCTTTCCGTTATTGATGTTGGTAACGTCCTGATTGCTGATGCCTTCTGCATGAATATCAGGAGTCTCTTCCTCGGCAATCTCTGCCATCTTCTTGGCAATCATGTCTACACCTTTGCCAACGATTGCTCCGAAAAGCATCTGTGCAAATGGTGGTAACTCTGGGGTGCTGTTGAGCTGACGATTACGTCTGTTGTTGCGCTTGTTGTTTCTACGTTTCATATCAACTATAATTTTGTAAAATGTTATTAAACTCGTCTTCTGTAACACCATCTGCATAGAGTATCGTGAGGATGGTGTCTAAGACTCTACTATATACTTCATTGAAGGCTGGCTCATCCATCTTGGCGAAGGAGATAGACTTGGCTCGCTCCAAGAACTTCTGTCCGTTGAGGTCGTAAAGCGGTTCGCTGAATCCTGATGTTATCAGAAGTTGCTCACGGAATGTGTCTATCGAGCGTAGGTTTATGCGCTGCTGCTCGGTAAGACAATCCCATGCTGCTCTGATAAGGGCGAAGAACTTGCGATGGAACTTCACGTTTCTTGGACGGACGATGTTCGCCTTTACGATGGAATCAACCTTTATCTTTTTCATTTCCTCGTAATCATCATCCGTGTAGGGGCGAAGACCAGTGGAGGTTCTTACTAGATGAATTTCCATACCTTATATATTATTGGTTTGGGGCAGGGAAGGGAAGACCCTGCTGCTGACCACCTGCATATTGAGCGTTCTGCTGAATAGGTTGACCGCTTGCATTAACCTGAGGGGGAAAAGTCTGCATCTGCTGCTGAATAGGTGCTGGCTGAGGTGGATAGTTGGTTGCTTGCTGCTGAGGAACCTGACCTATCTGACTCTGTACCATCTGTCCCTGCTGCTGCCCATTTGGTCTTTCCACCTTCCAGCAGTCTAACTGATTGAACCATCGTCCGTCTCTAGACTGATGTGCCTTCAATCCGATGTTGGCGGTGATGATTTCGCCTACCTGAATGCCGAACTGCTGAATCTTGTCAGAACCGTAAACTTGGATAACGGCTCTTGAAGGGTACTGCTGGTTCAACTCTTCAATGACATACTCTTGGGAACTCCATTGGGTTCCGTTTTGGGAAGTTCCCATTTGAACTTGCCCTGCTGCAATAATTTTACCAGTAAACTTTACGTTCATATCTATACTTAATTAAGTTTGATTCTTATTGATGGCTTGGTGGTCGTTTCCTTTAGATAGTGCTCGTAGTGGTCAGGCTCCGTGTCCTTGAACAGCTTCGTGTCGAAGGTCTTCTTGGTGGTAGCTGCCACATAAGAGTAAGAACCGATGTTGGTCTTGATGGATTTCTGCTTGTTGGCTTCCATCATCTTCATCATCTGCTCCTTCAAATCATCCTGCTTGATTTTCAGGGCATCCATACGAGCGGTTATCAATCTGTACTCCTGCTCTAGTGCTGAGAACTGCTCAGGAACTTCCACCTTATACTGATAGTCTGTATCATCAGCGAGATAAGCGTTGATTAAATCGTCAATCTGATAATCTGCTACCCTAGGTAGTGGCTGGAACTTGCTCTGTCCGTTCTTGAACCACATACAAACAATCTCCTTCACCTTCAAGTCAGGATTCTGCTCCTCGAACCATTTGGCATAGATTGATAGCTGGAGCGATACGTTGTCGTAGTGAAGGGTGGCGGTGGTCTTGTAGTCTACCAGATAGATGTTGCCTTCGCTGTCGGCAAAGATTCCATCAATGGCAGATGCGAAGTTCTCACCATCTGTAACAAGATACTCGGATGCGACATAGTGTAAACCGAATGAGACTAGCATGCTATGGAAGGCTTGAAGCTCTTCTGTAGGGTTCGGGTACTTCTTGATGTCTGCATCGAAGATAGAGCAGAAGGTTTCAAACGTATTGTGGATAAGACCTCCTCGTTCTGCTGCCTTCATCAATACCGATTCAGGAATGTTCTTGTAGGTGTCGGGGAAGGCTTTCTTGATGAGCGTTCCTGTCACTCCTTTCAGTTCCTTCTCGCCGAGGAAGTACTGATGAGACTCCTCAATGAATGTAATCTTTGGCACATTCAGAGTGATTTTCTTTGTTGCTGCTGTCATATTATTGTATACCTAATTGTTTCTTCTTGGCTGATACTGCTTGCATGAACTGAGCGTTAGAGCAGAGCGGCTGGTAATGCTGAATTACCCACAACAGATTGCCCTTACTAACGCATCTGCTCAGGTAAGCCAATCCTTCGTTCAGGTCGCTCGGGTGGTACTGAGGGGATGCTGACTGCTGGGCGGTTGGCTGCTGAGTCTGTGTCTGTTGCTGCGCTTCCTGATGCTGCCCATCGTTGGTGGTATCAGAATCAGCATTATCATCAATAGCAAAGAGACCGTTGAGAGCATACTTTCGGGCGTAAGATGAGGATGCTCCAGTAATCTGACTGCCATCCATACCTTTCTTGCTTTCCTCTTCTCTAGCCCAACCAGTTGTTGTTTCACACTCGCCATTCTCGTTCTTGATTGTAGCAGTTGCCTTCACGTAGATGCGGTTGCCTATCAAGACTACATCATCGGTGATGATGAGCGTACATTTCTGCTTGGCGAGTAAAGGCTTAACAGCTTCCAAGATGTCCTCAGCCTTGCGATACTTGTAGCCACCGAATTTATTGAACTGACTCTTCGGGGCTTTGAGTTCCGATTGAATTGCCATAAGTTCTTTCATACCTTATATGTATTTAAGTTGTTATTGATACTTCCATTCATAGTGGCTGCATCTGTAGCCACCATCTGGGTTCTTATTCGGATTGTCACACATGGTCAAGAAGATACAATCGTGACAACTGTTTGCTTTATATCTCATATTGTATGGTTTGAAATGTTCAAATAAAAAACCCCACGGTTCTCACGAATGGTGGGGAGAATGAATTTTATTTTAGTTTAACCTGAGCGGTCGCTACCGCATCGCAAATGTAATCTGTATGGTAAATTTTAATATGTCAATATTTGCAATTTCCTTTAGAAAAGGAGGGGCAGTAAAATGAATATGATAAAAACAGCCACCTCCGTGGAGCGACATCTATACAATCTTGCCGGATGCTGAATCGCTCCTTGGTTCCCTTCTGCATTTATGGAGGCTTAGGACTCCCAGCACTAGTAATCGCACATATTGTAATATATCTGATTTCTATAAAATAACCAATTATAACTATTGAACCGAATAGAAAAAAGAAAGCGTGCTGGCTGCATTAGAACCGATTTGTAGTTGTGCGCTCCTACCTTTAGATGCTACCTTATTATATAAGGGTCACGGCATCAGGTCTGCTTCTTCACAAGTGAACTCCAAGTTTTTCCAAATTCCACCTATCAGGTGTATGTACTCGCTTGCCACTTCCACGTCTAAGCACCATCTGTGGTTAATGATGCTCCTTTTGGGTACGTGTACCTCTCTAGGAAGGTTTATCCTATCCGATATAAAGCCTTGGAATCGGGCTATATGGGGCGCAAGGTGGGACTCGAACCCACGACCTCGAAGGCTCATAAACCTTCATACTCTACCAATTGAGTTACTTGCGCTGGGTAAAAACTTAAAACATGTAAAATTATAACGACTAAAGTTATAGTGGAGACTGGGAGTAGCAAACTCCAAAAAACCTCTGCTGTTTTCAATGACTGAAAGATTATAAGACTTAACACATTAATAACTTAATACTTAACTATTCTTGTGAGGTTCAATCTCCATATATCTTACTTGCCTACCTCATTGAAGTAGGAGTGAATTTCCTTAACGGCAACAGCGATAGTGATTACGCTAGCTACCAACATTACATCTGCTATCATAAGTTTATCTGTTTAATGGGTAAAACAATAGGCTGCTGCCTCTGATTTCAACTCTGCCATGCTCTTTCTGCGGTTCTGAGTCATCCACTCTTCCAACTCGCTCTTCTTGAAGTAGAGTCGGTTGACGTTTGGTTTATAGCAAGGAATGATGCGGTTCCTGACGTTCTCTCTCACTCCTCTAACCGTCATGCCAAGAATGATTGCAGCTTCATTAATGTTGAGCACATTCTTTGCAGCTATGAGCGAATACTGCTCTATGCGGTCTAGCTGCTCCTTAATCTCTTTGTCTATCATATCAGTTGAATTTGATGGTTTGTTGACTGGCACTAGCTGCCTTGGCTGGCTCTGTTCTACCAGTGCCCTTATCGCTGGGAGTGTTCTCCTGCTCTATCAAGGGGAGAATGCCCTTCGCTTTGAGTGATTCATATAGGAAGATTCTTCCTTTCGTTGTCCACTCGGTGTTGTACTTCACATCGTGCCGACCATCACTCCTTACGATTTCTACTGCTCTGCTGTGAACATATCCACCTTCTAGGAATTGTGCAAATAATATCCATTTACCTCTTACCTTGTGTTGGATTCTCATAGACTCCAACTCCTTGTTGAGTCTCATGGCAGTCATGCCGTAGTCCTGAGCAATCTGAGTAACGGTCATGGTGGCATTACTCTGCAAGATTTTGTCGTAGTAGCTAACCTTAGGCAGCATTTCGGTAATCTTGTTGCCAAGTTCCATGTTCGCCTTGCTGATAGTGAGGATTTGTTCCTGCTGCTTCTTATTTTCCAAAGCTAGCTGCTGTTTCTCTTCCTCAGCCTTGACCAGAGATTTGAGAGCTTCGAGATAGTTCTGAGGAACGGATGGATTGGATTGTTCAATCTGTCTCTTCATAGCGTTGAAGGCTTCGATGTATTTCAGTTTGAACTCCATCGCCTTCTTGCCATTGAATCCCATCGCCAGCAGAGTGAAACCATCTTGATTCATAATGAACATAGGATAACTCTGTTTGTTCTGCTCGTTGATGTAGGTCGTTTCTTCAAACATCGGGGTCTCGTCGTTTTTAACGATACCCACTTGAAGTATCTTCCTTATCGCTTTGAGAACATTATCATGAGGTTTCTCAAAGACCTCGGCAACCAGTTTACTATTTGTTAGGGGTTGGTTACCTTCACCTCTATAAACGATTTCATTCATATTGCCTCCTTTTTTATTATTAAAGGAACACTACCTTGTCTGCCTTAACACCTCCGAACTCATTCAGGGCATCATTCCTGATGTCTTCGGCTTGCTTGCTCTGACTTCTAAAACCTAGAGCGTTGTAGATGGTTTCCCTTCGGCATCCATATCGCTCAGCAAGTTTTTTACGTCCTTCGGGCGAAACTTTGATAATTTTTATCTTTTTTGCTTGCATATCTTAATTTTTTATTGTACTTTTGCTTCTAATAATTAAGCAACTTGTTGTTTACGAGTGCAAAGGTAGTCATTTCTTGCTAATTCGCCAAATTTTTAGCAAGAAATTATTAACCGATTATGAATAATTAAGTATGATTTATAAATGTAAAATGTATGGAAGTAACTATTTATCAGCGAATTATGCTAATTTTAGAGGACAAGCAAGTATCGGTTAATGCTCTATCAAAGTTAGTCGATATGTCTCAAACTACCCTTAATACTCAGTTGAATGGTGAGCGTACTTTGTCTGCAAACGTTGTTGCCAAGGTTCTTGTAGCTTATCCTGACGTGTCTGCTGAGTGGTTGATGCGTGGGGTAGGTACTATGTATAGCAACCAAGATGCAGATGATTCATCTTATATGGTTGCTGAGACTCCTCATCATGAAGAACCTAAGATAGAAGAGTCTCATCAGGATGATTCCGTCTGGAAGGCGAAGTACGAAGAGTTAGAGAAACGCTATGACCAGCTATTGTCTATCTTGGGCGGTGGCATGAGACAAGCAAATGTTGGATAATTAAAATGTGGTAGGTATGAAGTATTGTGCATATCTTATTGTTCTTTTTACTCTTTGTTCTTGTGGAGACAAATATTTGAGAAAAAGAGTCAATACTTTAGAAAAGGAAGTTGATACCCTTAGAAATGAGATAGCCATATACAAGGGAATGGAGAGGGACGTTAGGTCTAGAGATTTAGACGATTTAGTGTTTTATATCTCTTCAAATCCTAAATATTACCATTATTATTCTGATTGTGCAGGGCTTACGGTTGGAAGTGGTAAGGTTGAATCTATAAGATTAGAAGAAGCTATAGATAAAGGTAAGGTTTCTTGTTCTATTTGTGACGAAAATAAGCAAATCTATTATGGTCGCAAAGATGAATCAGAGTCAGTATATATATGTACAGGAGAAACTTCTACCAAGTATCATAGCGACCCTGATTGCCGTGGTCTCTCTCGCTGCTCAGGAGAAATAGAAGAGGTAAGCGAGGAGGAAGCTGAGGATATGGGCAGAACACCTTGCAAGATATGTTATTAATTAAATTGTGAGATATGAAAAAGATTTTATGTTTTATGATGTTTATCTTGCTGCTTGTATCATGTAGCAAGGATTCTGGTGAGGAAGTTGGGCTGACTTCAAACTATATAGAGGTTGCTGGAGTCAGACATCAGATTGATAAATTCACGATTGAGAACGAAACCTATTTTCGTATAGGCTCCAAGAAGGATGGGACTTATATTTCTTTCGGTTATACTTGGTACAAAGTACCGATTGGCGAAAAGGTATATTTCGTTGAGACAGACGAGTATTTGGATTATTTTGAGTTGGTGGATAGTTACAGAAAATGCGACTTAACAGATGGTTCTTCTGATAGTTTTTACTTAATAAAGAAGAATGGTGATAAGTATATCGTTAATATATATATAGGTTCGTCTAGATATAAGACGATTGTACATTATGAAGGAAAAATGATATAAAGAAAAGGCATCGGGAATAAATCTCGGTGCCTTTTCTGTTACTTATCGAAGAACTTATCAATCAGCCCCATCGCCTCATCCTTCTTCTTATCCACAATCTTAGCATATATCTCAGTAGTGGATATTCGGGAGTGACCGAGTAGCTTGCTGGTGGTGTATATGTCGGCTCCAAGCGTGAGCATCATGGTGGCGAAGGTGTGCCGAGCGGTATGGAAGGATATATTCTTCTTGATTCCTGCTGCCTTCGCCCATACCTTAATATGATAGTTGATGTTTGGCTGCTGGCATAGTTCATAGAATACCAGTTCGTCATCCGTCTTTTCAGGCAACCATTTCATCGCCTCGTTGGATAGCTGATAGCTTACTACTCGCTGAGTCTTCTCCATCGTTTTGGTCAGGCGGTAGGATGATGTTCCGTCAGTATTCTTCACCTCTTCAATATCGCTCCATTTCAGCTTCCTGATGTCCGAGATACGTAGACCCGAAAAACATGAGAACATAAATGCTTGTTTGGTATGCTTGCTGTAGCATTCTGTTGCAGCCAGTTTCTTCACCTCCTCAATATCTAGGTATACTCGCTCGCTCTCAGGAGACCCGAACTTATAGCTTGGGTCTATGAGCGATAGGGGATTCATCTGAATGATGCCATCACGGACAGCCTGATTCAGAACCGTACCAAAGCAAGTAAGGTACACCTTCTTGGTTATTTCGCTGAACGGCTGCCCACCTCTCTTGGTGGCAGTCCTCAGATACTCTATCCACTTCATGCAAAACTTCTTGTCTATGTCGACCATCTTGGTAGACTCGCCACAAAACTTCATGATATGCTTCTTCACATTCTCAATGGTCTTGCTGGATTCGTCCGACCTACTTGCCTTCTGCTTGGCAACCTTCACGATGTCTAGCCATTCTACCAAGCGCATGTTCTTGTTACTGCTGAATACTCCTGCCTTTCGGTTCTTCAAGTCGAGAACCCTCTGAGCCTTGATGATATTCGCACTAGCCATCGTCTCAGCATTCTTCGCCCTCGCCTTCGCTCTTTCTCTGCCAACCTCTGGGATGAGGTATAGCTTTAGAAATTCATAACTCCTCTTTCCGTCCATATAGATGTCCAGATAGATACTCTTGTTTCCGTTGGCAAGTTCCTTGAATCTGATAGTGACTGGCTCCTTTTCGATTGTTTTCTTCCTTCCCATAAGCCTACATTTATTAATCTGCTGCAAAGATAAGCAATTTTTTGTTACTCGCAAATTTTCGGTAACAAAATAGTAACAAAACTACAACATATCTATTGTATACCTACCTGTCATGTATTATACGGATAATTATTTTTTCGTATAAATAAAATGTTGATAACCAAGCAGGTAGGTGTATAATAGATATACAAAAGGAGTACTTTCACAAGCACTCCTTCTCATATTATACAAAAACATTATGAATGCTTATTTGAACCTTGTAACCTATTGATAGTCAATACTATTAGAAATGGTCTGTTTTTATCGAGTAACAAAATAGTAACATAAAAGAGTTAAAGAAACTAAATCGCTTGTTTTGCTCGCTACAAAGGTAACAAAATAAACTTGAATGCCCAATATACTTTAACCTACTTTAACTTTGTAATCATTTGTATATCTACTGCACACCAAGCGTATACCTAAAATCTGAATATCTTACAGATTAACGAATTACATATTTTTTCACATTTGGTAGTTTCAAAAATTATTTCTATCTTTGCATCGTCAATGTTGCAGATTGGCTGGATAAAGTAGTCCTCCTTTCAAGGCGTAAGCCTACAAGATATGAGTCCCTTAGTTCTTGCTGCAACCAAGACTTTAGGACTCTTTTTTATGTTATGCAGTATATAAATGTAACCATAGAACTTTTGAAAGCATACTCTTCAAGTAAGAGCATGAAGGAACTTCTTGCTGTTGCTATTTGGATAAAGATGCAGCATAGCAATTCTGTAATGTGGAATGTTACGGAATACAAATTGAGGAAAGGATTACATATTGGTAAACCAAAAGCAGAAAGACTTATTCAAGACATGAAAGATGATGCTTTGTTTTCGGTAGACGGAAACAAGGTTATTGTCTCTTCGTTCCGTGACAATACGATAAAGTGGACTCGAAAGGGTCGTGAGTATCGTGGTGCTATGGTATGTAAGTTTGAGGTAAAAGATTATACCTTGAAGGAATTATTCAATCTTATAAACGAGAAACTTTTTGAATTTCAGATTTGTGCTGCCGAGCATAAGGACTGTTGTATGAAAGCACCTGAGGGTGAAAAGGTCGGTGCCAAAGGTAAAGCTATCACAATAAAGCAATTTCAGAAGGCTCTCAATACAAGTAGTAGTTCTGTTTCGAGAATAAAGAAAAGACTTATTGCCAGTGGTAAGATTAATTCTACTCTTGCCGAGAAACATTCCTTTGACATCAGGAATGAGGAAGAAACGAAGAGAACTTTGTTGAGAACGAGAAAATCCAAGGCAGACTTTATTGTCGGCACTCTTGGATTTGTAGTCCTTGCTTGTACTTACTCTATCGCTAATAGGGCGGTGACCGATGGATTCAGGCATCTTATCTATGGCAAGCAGAGTGAAAAGGTTATTCAGAGAGACATGAGTATTGGAGGAATCCCTGACGGATTTTTCTGTTAATTGCTTAGATGTTTGTTTTGGTAACCTACATTGAAAGAAAGAAAATATATAATAAACAATTAGTTATGGATAAACCTACTTATGAGAAGTTCAAGAGATATTGTATATCGAAGAACTATGGAACAGATGAGTACATCAAGAGTCTTTATGATTATCTTGATGAAAGGAAGTGGAAGAAGGCAAATGGAGTGGAACCAGTAAACTGGATGATTCTCACAGATGCTAACTTTGGTGTGTTCAACGCTAAAGGTAAATTCTCTAGAGCAATCAGAGAAAAATTGGCTGAAAAGTCGGAAAATTTCGACCCAGTTGAGCCATTTCCTGATAATGGCATGAACTATGTGGCTTATACGGATGGAAGTTGTGACAACCGTTCCAAGTATAAGGCAGGAGGTTCTGCTTACATCGTATTGAAGGATGGAGAGATTGTCAAGATGAAGAATCATGGCAGACTACAGACAACAAACAATCGTATGGAATTGCTTGCTATCATTAGTGCAGCTAAGTCTTGTCCAGATGGTGCTTATCTTGATATTTATACGGATAGCCAGTACTGCATACTTGTGTTGGGGAAGAGTACTCCACCAATGAAGAATCCTGACCTCTATGAGTTGTACAAGAAATGCTCTGCTCATTTGGCAGGAGTTCGTTTTCACTGGGTGAAAGGTCACAATGGTGACAAGTACAACGAAATGGTTGATAGCTTGGCTTATGGCGCATATTGCGACATTTGTGAACAATATAACATCGAGAAATCGAAAAGACATTAAAATTTTGGCTTATGGAACTTGATATGTTGATTAGAAGTGCCCTGAGTGATGCCCAGTGGTTAATTGCTAAGGGTGGCACGGATAGGGCAGAAGTCCTGAATCGTGTGCTGGGTAAGATTGATAATGTCCTGAAAGAACTGGATGGGGTAGAACTCATTGGCCTCAACAAGGTGTGGCATCAGGCGAAAGATGTTATGCCACCAAGAATTTATGGCGGCAATCATGCAGACTTGCTGTGTGTGCATCAGTTCAAGCCTACTTCTCATCCTCATCTTACTCACGAAGAGAACTGCCCTGAGTTTGAGGAGTATCTTAAAGCGAGTCCGAATGACTGGTGGTGTAGAACTGGGGATTTGTTGAAGAAGGAACATCGTGAACTTTATTGGAGATAGATATATTAATTTAAATTATTTAATTATGTGTGAAAAAACAAGTAGTATGTCAATGTATATTGGCACAAAAGTAGTTATGGCAATGCCTATGACTATGACAGAAGCACAGAAGGTGCTAGGTAGAGAAATTAAGCCAGCAACCGTTGAGGAAGATGGCTACTTAGTAGGGTATAAGAACGGATATACGTCTTGGTCTCCTAAGAGTGTGTTTGATGATGCTTATCGTAAACTTGTCGGAATGGATTTTGGTAAGGTTATTGAGGCATTGAAGTCTGGTCTTGCGGTAAGACGCAAGGGATGGAATGGCAAAGGTATGTTTGTAGTCAAACAGATTCCTTCTCATATTGAAGGCGGCATCATTCCTACGATGCAGTCGCTGCCTCAGTCAGCTAAGGATATTCTGCTGAGCCGTGAGAATGCGCACATTGATTATACCAATCAGATGTTGATTATCAATCCTGATGGTCGTGCAGATTCTTGGGTTCCTTCTTCATCTGATGTTTTTGCTGAGGACTGGGAGCTTGTTGTAACCGAAGATGGTTGGGATTCTTTCCCTAATTGTGCAGTTCCTTCTGATTCTCCTATTGAAGATTAGTAATGACTAGTTCATCTGCTGAATACTACAGAACGCACCCATCAGCTAGGGCACGGAAGGCTTCCTACGATACTAATTTCGAGTCTTCTCCTGCTCAGAAGGCTAAGCGTAGGGAGTTGGCTCGTTACAACGCTGCCCACGATAAGAAGTATGGGGCAGCTTCTCGCAAGGGTATGGATGCTAGCCATACGAAATCAGGAATTAGGTATAAACCATCATCGGTGAATCGTGGTTCCAAGACGGATATGGCTGGGGATAGAAGAGCGAGAGGTGGTCGCTGTTAGTGAATAAAAAAGAATAGGGAGTGCTCACGCATTCCCTATTTCGTTATCCTAACAATCTTAAAACCTATAAACCAAAAACCTATGAAAAAAACAAACGTTCTTCTTATGAATTATATTTTATCCTTCCTCTTCTGACATCTGTCTCAACTTCTCGGTGAGGGCATTGTGAACCTCACGCTTATCGTCAAGAGTGACGGTCTGTAGCTTAGGGCAGTTAAACTCTAGTATCTTGATGAAAGTTGATACCTTGTCCTTCGGCTCACACTTATACCATGCAGCCATGAAGTCTTCCCAAGCCTCTCTAGAAAAGTCAGCACACAACTCACGAAACTCCTTTGTGATAGGAGACTCGTAACCTTTCTGTTTACCTCCAGTCTTTGCTCTACCTTTCTCGAACTGACCTTTTGTATTTCTATCTGCTGCCATTGTCTTAACTATTTTGGTGCAAAGATAGTAATTTGTTGGCAAACGGAAACTTTATCCGTTAACTTACCACCTAAATAAACGGATAAAATACGAATCTCGGATGGTATCTGTATCTTTGTACCATTATTAATAATTAAATTTTCATATATATGATAGGTGCATTAATAGGTGCTGGGCTTGGGCTTGCAAGCAGTATTGCTGGCGGTATAGCTAACCGCAAGGCGAGACGTAAGCAGGAGCAGATGATTGCCCAGCAACAGAGAGAAAATCAGGCATGGTATGACAGAACATACAATACCGACCCGACCAAGCGTGCTGATACGGTTCGCTTGCTCACACAGATGCAGGAGCAGATTAAGAACCGCAACAAGGCTGCCAAGGGTAGACAAGCGGTAATGGGCGGTACGGATGATTCCACTACTGCGGTGAAGGAGGCAAACAACAAGACTCTTGCTGATACTACCTCACAGATTGTAGCTGCAAATGATGCCCGAAAGGATAACATCGAGCAGCAGTATATGAACAGAAAGAATCAGTTGCAGAACCAGCAGATGGGTATGGAAGCTGAGAAGGCTGCTGATACTGCCAATGCGGTTGCAGGTGTGGCTGGTACAGCTGCAAACATCGCTGCATCACTTGATAGTGGTGCTGGTAAGAGTAAGGTGGCTCGTCCTAACGTGGAAATGCCTACCGATGCAGAAATGGCTAAGTTGGATGCAAAGGTGGGTGCGGCTCCTACCCAGCAGCAAGTAGTGAATGATTTGAACAATATGATTGGTGACAATGCGCCAAAGAAGATTAAAGCATAGCCTATGAAAGCATCAGATATGTTACGAAACAACAATGGCTTGAAGACTACACAGAGTGTGCTCAACAAGCAGCAGAGTGGGGTGGATGCCGCTCAGAAGGTGGCACAGACTCAGGCTCCAGTCTTCACCCAGCAGCAACTTGATGCGGCTGGAAAGAAGGTTGACCAGATGAATGCTGCTACTCCCACCGATGATGCTATGAAGGCGGCTAGGGCTAAGACTATCGCTACACAGCAAGCCATCGCCAATGGGGTGGACGTGAATCAGGGAGTGCCTAGTGATGAGGAGGATAAACCATCTGTCCCTATCGTGAAGAAGGAAGAGCCTAAACCTCAGCCTAAGCAGTTGTCTTATGCTGATATGTATAAGATGCTGAATCCTGAACTGAATGAGACTGCTGATCAGAAGGCGAACCGAGAGAAGAAGGAACGTACCAAGGCTCGTATCGCAGCTCTGGGTGATGGTCTCCGTGCGCTATCCAATATCTACTTTGCTACAAAAGGTGCAAAGGTGGTACACAATCCTGAGTCGGATATGACTAAGGCGGTGAATAAACGCAAGGCATATATGGATGAGCAGAGAGAAAAGAATCGGGCATTATGGCTGGCTGGGTATCAGAGGGCACTCGCTCTTGATGAGGAAAAAAGAAAGAATAACCTGACTCTCGCTGAACTGGTGAGGTATCACGATATGCAGAACGAAATCAACAAGGTGAAGAATGGCCAAGGGCAGCAGAGAATTGACCAAGGTAACAGAAGACTTGAACTTAGTGAGTTGAAATATACCAATGATGCCGAGTATAAGGATAATCAGTTGAAGATTAAGAAGATGCTTGCTGATGGTCAGATAAGCCATTGGGCTGCTCAGGATGCACTTGCTAGACTGCGAGAAGGACGAATTTCTAATAAGGCTCAGAAATCTTCTGGCGGTAATCAAACTACTGCTGGTTATTGGTATGAGTACTACGACCTGATGGACACTCCTGAGGGGCAGAAGAAGATTAATGAACTTAAAAGAAAGTTGAGAATCAAGAATGTTACTCAGACTAACGTGAGATATATTATGGATAGATTGAAAGGAAGAAGTAGTTCTGCTGGAGGTGGTAAACCGTCTGGTGGCGGCAAGCATACAACACATAAGGCTGGCGGTTCTTCGGCTGGTGGCAAGAAGAAGACTGGCGTAAAATGGTAACAGAATTGGTAACAAGAATTTGGTAACAAACATATATATCATGGCAGAAAGACCATTATACACTTTATACAAGAATCTGAAAGCACAGAACTATGATGTGCCTGATGATTACAATAAGTTTGAGAGTGCTCTGACAAGAGACGGAAAAGGTGGTGCGGATAACAGACATGCTATCTACGAGAACTTGAAGGCTCAGAACTTTGATGTTCCATCAACTTATGAGCGTTTTTACTCTGCACTCTTTGAACCACGTAGTAAGACTTCATCTAGAGCGAAGGGCGGTAGTGTTCCTATGAGTGCTGCTGACCGTGCTCGTTTCTCTGCTGGGGCAGCAGCTATCTCGGCTAGTGCTCAGCAGACAATGAACAATGCTGGCAGATACAACAGACTGAAACAACGCAAGCAGAAACAGCAGAAGGATTTCGGTCGTGTGAACTTGGGTACACATCAGACTCCTTATGGTGGTGATGCAAACAATGTTGTGAAGGATGATTTTGCTTACAATCCTGAGACTGGCAAGACTGGCGCATACGTTACATCGGACAATGAGAATGTTTATTCTCTTCCTGAAGCTGAGCAGAAACAAGCTATTCTTGACCAGCAAAACAATGCATATCAGGAAGCGGTAGATACTGGTGAGATACCATCTGCCTTTGATGTTCGTGACAAGAAAGGTAACTATGACTTGCAGGATAACATCGGCAAGAATGGAACCTACCTTACTGAGGAAGGTGCTCAAAAGCAGTTTGACAAGAAATTGGCTGATGCCTATGCCCGAAAGAAGGAGATTGAAGCTCTTATCGCTGAGGATAATCGCCAACACGGAAATCCTTTGCTCTCTTATGGTGCTAGTATCGGTGCAAGTAACGGAAGAACTGCTGAGCAGAGTGACTATAGAAATAAGTTGGCAACCTCTCTTTCTCTGGTTACTGAGCAGATTGGAGCGCTTGAAGCGGTGAAACAATATCCTACAAGTAGCTGGGGTGAGGATGCCTTGAAGGCTCTTGACAATACTGCATTTACTGCAAAAACATGGGATTTCGGTCTGACTGACTTCGCTATCATGGGGCAGATGGAACGTATCAAGACAAAGATGGATAACAATATTCCTCTCTCTGGTTCTGATAAGATGCTCCTGAAGAGTAAACTTGGTGCGGATGCTGCTACGGCTATCGAAGATGAGAAGATGGGTAACGTCTATCGTTGGACGAAAATTGCAGGGAAGAGTCTCCCATTTATGGCTGACTTCTTCCTGACTGGCGGTTATGGTGGTATTACCAAGGGCATCAGTCGTGGAGCCTTGAAATTTGCTGCTAAACGTGGCATGGGCAAGGTGAGTGCTGCCATCTTGAAGAATACTGGTATCGTGGCTGGCGATGTTATCGGCTCGTATGCAATGGCTGGAACTGAGCAAGCGTTGAAGACTGGTGCTGACATCATGCAGCGACATCTTGGTAATCTGTATCAGGATGAGAAGGGTGATTATAAGTTTGGTACTTTCGATGAGAATGGAAATCTTCTGCATGAGGGTGGTGAGTCTATTGGTACTGCTCTCTATAAGGGTATGACCTCTGCTATGGTAGAGAACTATACAGAAAAACTTTTCGGTCACAACTATGGTATCAAGAAGGGTGCTGTCAACTTCATGGAGAAACATGGTATGAATGCTTCTGCTGAGTTCTTCAAGAATATCGGCAAGAGTGGATGGTACACCAATTCCAAGAAGTGGATGGAGAAGTTCGGTATCAATGGTTTCGCTGAGGAAGTGATGGAGGAGGAAATTGGTATTCCTCTTCATGCCCTGCTGGATGGTGAAGGTAAGGTGAGCGACCTTCTTGATGCTAAGCAGCAACTCGACATCATCGGTGGTATGGCTATCTCGGTCGGTTCTATGTATGCGATGGGTGCTGGCTCCCGACCAGTAAAAGGTATCTACAATCGTGCTCAGTACTACCGATTCCGCAACAAGGTGAACGTGGCTGATAGTGATGCAGAGAACCTTATGGGCGATAACTGGGCAGACATCAAGGATAAGATAGACAACGCAACTAATGAGCAGATGGGTAGTGTGCTGGCTGATATTCTCAGACAGAGAGATACCATGACCAAGGAACAGATTAATGCTGCTGTTAACTATGGTGTAAACCTGATGAAGATGCGTGGCTACAATATTGCCAAGACTGCTGAAATGAATGCCAAGGAGATTACCAACGAACCAACAACACCTGAGGAGCAGCATCAGGCAGATATTGACAACGCTTATTCTGAGGGGCATGATGCTGATGATGCAGATAAGCATGATATTCAGATTCAGCAGGAAGACCAGATGAAGACTCTTGCAGCAGCATTGGGTATCTCTGAGCAGCAGTTATCAGCCATGAGCGATGAGGAACTGGAATCCCTGACTGGGCAGGATGATAAACTTGACCAAGCTATCTATGACTACCAGTTGTCTTCTGCCCGATACCAAGGTGTGGTTGATGATGCACAAGATAAGGTTGACCTCGCTGCACATCAGGCAGAACAGAGAGTTGATATGTACACAGACCAGAGTCGTGGTTCTGTTCGTAACGCTACTATCAAAGCATCAGGCGGCTTGGAAGACTATGGTGTATATATTATCAGTGGTAATATTGCTACTCATGATGATGGCTCCATTGATGTAAGCAATAGCGATGATATGATTCTCTATTATGACCCGACAACCAATAGCGTTGAACATGCTGATGCGTTGATGGTCGCTGAACTGGGTGAAGAACTACCTGCTGATGATGTGAAGGCTCAGGCGGTATCTGATGCTAAAGAGAATGCTATCAAGGAAGTGGCTGGCATCATTGATGGAACCGTTGAAGTTGGCTCCCAGTTCAATGTGACTGATACTGATGGTACTGAACATACCTATGAAGTGTTGGCTGACTATGGTGATGGTACTGCTGCTATTTCTATAGATGGTAACGTGGTGGAGAATCCTTATTCGCTTGCAGACTTGCAGCAGATGAAAGACTTGGAAGACCAGAAGAGACTGGAAGCTGCCAAGGCTGAGCGTGAGCAGATGGAGAAAGAACGTGCTGCTCAGCAGAATCAGGAGACTGAGCAGACTCAACCTTCATTTGACTTCAATCAGATTCTCAATGATAATGGTAACGTGGTGCTCGTTGATGTGCTCGACAAGGATGGTAATACCAAATACCCTGACTCTAGATTATTCCTTATCCGTGATGCTGGTGCTAAAGCTAAGGTAGTTGAGTTGAAGAGTGATGGTACTCTTGTTCCTCATGCTGTGAACAAAGAAGATGTGGCTACAATCTCTTCTATGTCGCTCGATGAATACAAACAAGCTATGCCTGAATCCTCAATGATTGAGGATAATAGTGGAGAGAATAGAGGTGAGATAGAGGTGGAAGCTCCGACAATAGAGGGCGAGGTCGCGGCTCCTGTTAATGAGGTCGCGGCTCCTGAATCTGCTGAGACTCCTGCAACTGAGCAGACTCCTGCTGCTCCTGCCATTACTCTTGAAGATGGAACCATCGTGCCTATGCTGGAGGATGGCAATCCTGACTTCTCGAAGCTGACTGCCGCACAGACTGCTGAGCTATATGATAATCAGTTTGGTGAGGATGCAGATAGTATCGTATCTGGATATGTGTCTGATGCAAAGAAGGCACTCGACAAGGCTAGCAACATGACCGTGAAGGGCAAGACTTTCGTGGAACAGAAGGCTGCTAAGGATGCCAAGGAGAAGGCTATTGCTGATGCTAAGGCGGCTTATGACTCTGCTATCGCTATCCGTGATGCTTATAATGAGCGACAACTTGCCAAGGTGGAAGATACTGCTGAGGGTAGAAAGGAACTCATTGAGAAGGCAAGAAGAAAGTTCGCTCGCTTGAAGAGTGCGGTGAAGGATGATGCTGAGGCGGTGGCTCAAATCTATAAGGAGACGGTTGGAACTCTGCTGCATCGTCTGTATGATGGTACTGGCATTGACGTGACAGATACGATTCCGCTTACTGCCGAGGAGTATGTGGCTAGTAACCTCGGTGCTCACTCTCTCAACTATGAGGGAACAGAGACAAGTAAGGGCGTTAAGCAGGAGACTGGATTGAGTAGAGAAGACTTTGCCAAGACTCAGTTGCTCGCTGCTGATGGCAATGGAACTACTATTGATGAGCTCGTTCATAGTCTGTGGGAGAATCGTCCATCCAACCTTGAATCACTAGACACTCAGGATATTCGTAATGCTCTTATCAGTGTACTCAATAGCGGTTTCAAGGCATCGGAAGCAAGGAATTTTGTTGAAAATATTCGCATTGCTCAGGCAGAGAACATACTTGAAGAGCAGAAACGTGCTCAGGAGAATGCAGCCTATGCTGAGCAGCACAAGGCTGAGCAAGAGGCCGAGTTGAAGGCGAAGTCGGATGAAAAGGCTGAGTTGAAGGCGAAGTCAGAAGCGAAGTCGGATAATGAATCGGATAATAAATCTGATGATTTGTCTAATGAAACGGATAATGATAAGATAAATGACAATATAAATGATAATATAAATGTTCCTGAGGATGCTACTGATGAGAATCCTTTAGGCGCAGAGCGTGATGAATCTGACCTTCCTTTCTCTACCAAGGAGAATGGCAAGCAGCAGACAACTGCCGAGCGTGCTGCTGACGTAGAGAAGAATAAGGTGGATGATATGAAGGTCGTTGACAATATCGTGGGCGAGAAGACTCGCAAGGCTTTCGAGAGACTGGCTAAGATGATGGGTGCTAACATTCAATGGCAGTACTCAGACAAGTTGGGTAACGGCTGGATTCAGGAGACTACGGATGCCGATGGCAACGTTCATCGTACAATTTTCATCACTCTTGACTCTTCTATCACGGAAGGTGCTCAGTTTATCTTCGGTCACGAAATGACTCACCAAATCAAGAACCTGAACCCTGCTGCATACAATGAGTTGACTCAGCTTGTGCTTGATACCTATGGCTCTGATGCCTTCGACAAGGCGGTAGATGAGACTATGCAGAGATATTCCGATGCAGGATTCTCTGGACGTGCTAGAGATTACTATGCTGAGGAGGTTGTTGCTGATGCGGTAGGCGAAATGATTCGTGACCTCAACTTGGCTCATACTCTCGCCATGAAGATGTCTCATCCTCTGCTCGCTGCTATCCATGAGATATTACAGAAGATTAAGTTGGCATTCTTTGGTACTGAGTATAGCGATGTGACCAAGAACATCATCCGCTCCATTGAACAAGCATACGTGAAGACTGCCAATGGTCAGGTGACAAACTCCGAGACTGGCGAAGATGTTTCATTCTCTCTACGTCAAAAGCCTGAACCTAAGAAGAAGGGTATCGGATATAAGGTATTTGTGCTAAAGGATGGTAAACTCTATCCTCCGATGGTAGCGAACCCTGACGGTGCAGAAACCCCAGTCGGTGTGTGGCTCGATGCTGATGCGGCTCCTATTGCTGGAGAAAGCAAGACTGGCAGACCTCAGGTTAAGCAGGGCGGTAAGGGAACACAAGGGGGTAGCGGTAAGCTAGCCTATAGACCAGGCTGGCATCTTGGTGTCGTGCCTTACGCTATCCAGTTCAATCGCAAGGATGCTGAGGGCAACAAGACTCTCTTCCCAAAGAACTTCGTTTTCGCTGAGGTGGAGTATGCTGCTGATGTAGATTATCAGGAGGAAGCTCGCCAAGAGGGTATCAATCCATCGGGCAAGTATCAGCATTCATTGGCTGGCTTGAAACATCTGCCTACTGATGGATATTATATGTATCGTACCAACCCGAACCCTGAGACTGACCCTTGGGTGATTACTGGTGCGATGAAGGTGAACCGTATCTTGACCAGAGCAGAGCAAGCGGAACTTGTGAAGAACGCTGGTCGTGAACCTCAGCAGATTCAGGAGGGCGATATTGTTACTGATGATGTCGTGAACAGCATCAATCAGGAGATAGCTGATGCTCCTAAGTTCTCGTTGAAGGATAATCAGGAGAATCCTCTGAATCAGGATGGTACTTTGAAACTGGATAAGATTAAGTCCGTTGATGAATTGACGGATGAAGACTTCACTAGTGCCTTTCGTAATGTAGAGCTTCCTGCTATACCAAAGAATGTGGATGCTGCTATAGGGGCAAACGGAAAGCCTATTGTTATCAAGAAGAATATTTTTGAGAAGAATTGGAATGCTCACAAGTTTACTCCTGCTGAAAGCAAAAAGGTATTGAATGATGCTTTATACAATACTGATTTAGTAAGGCACACACAGCCAACAAAGAAGCCTAACCATTGGGTTGCAATCAAGTTGGATGATAAAAGTCCTATCACCGTGTTGGAAGTAAACGACAACAAGAATAATGTTGAAGTTGTTGGTTGGTATACACTTGATGAAAGAAATCTTGGGAGAATAAAAAGACAAGCTGAACGAAATGGCGGCGAACTCATTATGTTAACTCCTAAAGATGATAAGGTGGAAAGCCTTTCCACTCCTCCGCTCAGCTCTGCTGCAAATATAATCAATTCTTTTGAAACTACCAAGGAAAATGGCGAAAAAGTTGATGTTGAGGGCACAAAATTCTCATTGAAAGATGAAGAATACCTGAAAGCGGTGGAAGATGGCAATATGGAAAAGGCTCAGAAGATGGTGAATGAAGCTGCTGATGCTGCTGGCTATTCTACAGATTCCAGCTATCAAGGTACATCTGCCTTCAATGGTGCTGCACCTTGGGGTAATGGTTACTTCTTGACAAAGGACGAACGCAAGGAGGCATGGGATAATGGCGAGTTTGAAGGTGAATCAACTCTTGGTGATTATATCAATGATGATATTGATGGCGGCAACTTGGAGGAGTTGACTAATGCCGCATCTTATCGTGCAGCTGACCCTATGCGTAAGGAGGCTATTGATAACGTTCGTAATGCTATTCAGAAGAAAGCTAAGACTATTACAATGTATCGTAGTGTTCCTTCTGATGTGAAGGAAGGTTCTTTCCGAAATGGTGACTGGGTTACTCCAAGTCGTGCTTATGCTGTTGATAATGCAAAATTGCATGGATGGGGTGACGATTACAACATCATCGAACAAAAAGTTCCTGTTGATGATGTGTGGTTTGATGGCAACGATATTGCAGAATGGGGCTATGGTCGTGAGGAAGATTATATCAATGATACAGACTTCGCCTATAAGAACAGCAAGAACAACAAAAAGTTGCTTGATGCCGTTACCTATGATGATAATGGTAATGTGATTCCTTTGTCTCAGAGATTCAATGAGAAGAATAAGGATGTGCGTTTCTCTTTGAAGGATGAAAAAACTCTTGCAGGAGTGCATAACATTACTGAGGAGAAACTGAGAAAGGCTTTGAAGCTGGGTGGCTTTGCCAATCCTTCTTTAGCTGTAATTGATACCAACAAGACTGGTCACGACAACTTTGGAGAGATTTCCTTCATCGCTCCTTCTGCCCTTTTGGATAAGCGTACTGGCAATACTGGTGGTACATGGATAACTGATGCCTATACTCAGCGTTATCCTTCCGTAGAGCGAGAAATGAGCGAAAAGGGGTATCGGAAGTTTGAAGACTGGGTTGATAGCCTTGATTACCCAAGTGGAGCTAAGGCTGAGATTGAGAGACAGGCAAAGGATGCCCTAAGTGACAATAATGCTCCTGCTTGGGAGTTGATGTACTTGAAGGAAAAGGGTATTGATATTAAGGAGTATGATTCAAGAATTGATTATCGCTGGAAAGAGATTATCAGTGACCATCCTACTGCCGAGGATATTTTGAATAGTATGAAGACTGACCCTGAACTGAATGAAAAGGTTACAAGTCTGGCTAAGCATGCCATCATCCATCCTACTTGGGAAAAGGTTTCTTTGGAGGTGAGAAGAAAGATGTATAAGGAGACTGGCGTTAAGGCTAGCCCTATCAATCCACAAGTAAGAAAACAGACTAAGGAAATCTTTGAGCGTGACTATGCGCCAACCTTGCTTAACAAGGACGGCAGTCCAAGAAAAAAAGATGTGAAGAAGGTTGTTGAGGATATTGTGAAGGAACATAAAGATACCAAGAAGTATGACTTCTATCTGTCTAAGGTGAAGGCTAGTAATTACGTCAACAAGAATGGTCTTTATGATGATTACATCAGATGGCAGGAGAACAAACTGGATGAGTTCGGAACGAAGAACCGTATCTTCCGTGGCTATACTAGGGATGGTTCCCGAAAGTATGTGCCTGAGACTCTTGAAAATGTTTCAAAGGCTATGAGGGAAGAAGCAGATGGGCAGACCAATGGAAGCGAATATACCTCGTTTGGTAGCTTTATCGCAAAGTTGGCTAGTCGTGTTGATTCTACAGACGAAATGCGTGCCAACAAGGATAAGTTGTCTTCTAATAAGGATAAGGAAGAATTTTACGAGAAATGGAGTGATGTTTATTATGACCTTGCCAAGTTCTTGTATAATGATGTGTTCTATGGTGAGCAGAGACTTCACGATATTGTATTGCAGTCTGACCCTAAGAAGTATGCCAAGAAAGAATATGGCATTACCCTTACTCCTACCTTCATGAAGAAACTGGATGCCTTGAAGAATGCAGTACAGACAGAGTTGAAGAGTGCGTACTTTGAGACTAAGTACAACAGACCTCTCCGTCTAAACGAGTTTGCTGCTGCTGTGGTTCCTGATAACTTGGGCAAAGATGTACGCAAGGGTATAGAGAATGCTGGCTTACCAATGTATGACTACGACCCGAATAAGGAAGGTGACCGCAGTCGTGCTTTCAATGAAGCTATCAATAGTAGCGACAATATCCGGTTCTCTCTCGCTGGTGTGCGTGGTGCGGCTGCTGCTGACAAGGCAGAGGAGCGTAATGCTCGTATGGATAATCTCTCCGTGGCTCGCAAGATGGAAGAAGAGAAGAAAGATGCCAAGGCTATCAAGATGGCTACTGGATGGGAGCGTGGTGCTGATGGCAAGTGGAGATACGAAATGCCTGATGCCAAGATAAAGGACACGATGGACGTAGGCGGTGGACACATCGTTAAGCGTTACGAGGATGATATGCTCTGGAATGGCGGCAAACTATTTGATGTGATTGATGCACCTGAATTATTTAAGGCTTATCCTCAGTTGAAGGGTGTTCGTATTGATACGGATGCCATTATGAACGATATGCCTTCACATGGTGAATATGATTCAAAAACCAACACCATAACCATTCATGCTGATGAGTTGAAATATATGAATGACATATTGAATCACGAGATTCAGCATGCTATTCAAGGTATTGAGGGATTTGCCACTGGAGGTAGTCCTACAACTATTAGAGGTGAAGTCAAGAAGAGGTTTAATGAGGTCACAAAACAGATTAAGCAGCTACGAGCAGAAGGTAAGGAAGATGAGGCGAAGGCTCTCATAGAGAAGAACAGAGGTCTTTATGATGCCTACATGAAGAATGATGATTTCAATAGCTACAAGTCACTTGCTGGCGAGGTGGAGGCAAGAAATGTGCAGGAAAGAATGAACATGACTCCTGAGGAGAGAAGAAAAACTCTCGCTGAATCTACTGAGGACGTGGCTCGTAAAGACCAGATTTTCTTGGGTGTGGGTGATGTGTCCTTCTCCCTCCGTGATATGGCTGACGGAAAGGAGAGTGGGGCGGCAGATATGGCTGAGGATTTGAAGAGTCTGAACACTCCTGATGAGGTGGATGATGCTATCAAGACTGCTATTGAGGATATGCCGAGCGGCTGGAAGATGGCTAACAAGAAGATGATTCATATTGCTCAGGCTCTGGGCGAGAATCGCAAGGCAGAGATTGCTGGCGAGGAACCTAAATTCTCCCTGAAGGATGGCACTCTCATTAAGGCTGGAACATACTTTAGCGGTGGCGGTCTTGTTGAGGAAGGCTTGAAGGGTATCATCGACCCAGTGGTGGCAGTGGAGTATGATGAGAAGATAAGCGGCGTATATCGCAACAATTTCGGGCAGCACATCGTTACTGCTGATGTTCGTGATGTTGACCCTAAGGAGTTGGTTAAGCAGATAGATGGCGAGGTGGAGTACTTCCATGCCAGCCCAGTCTGCAAGAACTACTCTCAGGCAAAGAGTAACCATGCTGAGGTGGAACTTGACAAGGAGACTGCTGCTAGTACTGCCGAGTTTATCAATGCTATTAAGCCAAAGGTTGTGACCATTGAGAACGTGAAGGGATATAAGGATTCCGAAGCGATGAAGACTATCACCGATGCTCTGGATGCCAACGGCTATACTTGGGATGCAGATGTGTATAATGCTGCTGACTATGGCGGCTACACAAACCGAGAGAGATTGATTGTCCGTGCGGTTCGTGATGGTAAACTTCCTGCCAAGCCTGAGAAGATGGCACGCAAGAGCGGATGGTATGAAGCTGTGGCTGATATTATCCCGACCTTGACAGAGAAGAAGAATGGTGTGGCTCCTTGGATGGATATTCGCTTGAAGGCTGATGGCATTGACTGGAGAAACATTGACAAGCCATTGTATGTGATGGGTAGTGCCTATGCTGACGGCAAGGTCCCTCATGCCTTCGCTGATGAACTGCTGCCAACACTCAGAACGAAGAGTGGTGATGTGATTGTGATGCCTGATGGTAAGGTATATCGTGCCATGGGAAGAGTGCTCGCAAGAGTATCAGGAGTGAGCGATGATTACAAGATGCCATTCTCCGAGAACCTGAGCCATATCATCATCGGCAACGGAATCCCTACCCAGTTGACGGAACATGTGATTGCTCCTCTGCTTACTGGCTCTGACCCTAAGTTTAGCATCCGTACCTATCATGGTACTGGTGCTAGCTTTGACAAGTTCGATTTCAGCCACATGGGTGAAGGCGAAGGTTCACAAGCATTTGGATGGGGTGGTTATGTTACTAACTCTAAGGATATTGCTGAGGACTACACAAGACGTGCCAAGATAAGGAAAGATAATGACGGTTTTGAATTTGTGACAGATATGTCTGCCAATAACAAAGATATGGTAAGACAATATATCTATAAATATAAAGATGTAAACAAGGGATTGGATGCTATGAGAAAAGACCTTTCTTCTGCTCTAGAAATGTTCCCTGATGATGATGATTTAAAGGAACTTAGCAATATTCTTGCAAAGAAGAATGAGGAAATAGCTGTTCCTGATAATATTGCTTATCTTTATGATGTGGATATTCCTGATGATAATGGAGATTATCTTGACTGGGAGAATAAACTGAAAAAATCTCATTTGAATAAGGTAAATAAGGAGTTGGTTAGAATAGGCAAGGAGCCTATTGAGACCATTTATCCAAGTCGTGTTGATGGTAAGGTAAGAGGTCAAGACTTGTATGATGAACTTTCCTCTATGCTTGGTTCTAAAGAAGCAGCTAGTAAGTTGTTAAGTGATGCTGGCTTTGTTGGAATCAAGTACCCTGCTGGAACCATTTATGGCGGTGCAGAGGAAGGCGATTACAACTATGTGATATTCGATGAGACCAATGCCAATATCGTGGGTAATACCCGATTCTCCTTGCGCTATGACCAGTTTGAGCACGACCTGAACCAGTGGAAGAAGGATAATAATCTGCCAAAGGATGCTCAGAGGCCAACCATCCCACAACGCAACGCTGGTGAGAGTGCCGTTGACTTCCTGAGGAGAGTGGACGAGTACCGCAAACAGATGGCTCTGTGGAAGACTGCTCCAACCTACGAGCAGCATCTTCTAAGTGATGATACTGCCCTTGGAGAGTTCAACCGAGAGTTGCAGCGTGGTTCTGTTCTGAAACGTATCGCCTTCCAAGATAGTATGCTGGCTATCCGCAAGGCTCAGGAAGCTATCATGAAGGAAGTGGGTGTTGACCGTCTGAACATGGCTGAGGATGCCTATACTGCCGAGAACCGCAGTCACGGCAAGGGAAAGAACGAGTTTGAGGAATACAATAATGAGTTCTTGCAGCCATTGAGAAAGGCTTATCATCAGATGAAGAAGATACTGGGTGACAGCTATGATAATGTCCGTATCTACATGATGGCTAAGCATGGCTTGGAGCGTGATTCTCAGATGGCTTTCAAAAAGTCTCTGGAAGCTGACTATGAGGACGTGGCTCAGAGAAGTGCAGCATATAAGGCTTACAAAGGCGATATGAACCGTATCATCAATGATAGCGACTTGGAGTTTGGTAGAGTAGACTTCACTACTTGGAGACAGAGAGACAATGCACTCAGGGCGAAATATTCTCCATCTTATATGAACTATCGCTACGACAAGAATGGTATTGCCTACGATTACTCAGGTTTGTCTGCTCTCTTTGACGGCTCAGACTTTGAGGAAGCTGCCTACAAACTGGTAAAGGATATTGAGGATAAGTATGTAACCGAGACTCACAACCTCTGGGATGCAACGAATGCGGCTACCAAGAAGATTCTCCGTGATGGCTATAAGGCTGGCATGATGAGCAAAGATACTTATCAGTATGTGCGTGATATGTATAGCCATTATATTCCTCTCCGTGGCTGGTATGGCACTACTGCCGACCAAGTATGGGACTATATTGGTGGTGGAAAGGGTGCGTTCAATCAGACCTTGAAGAAGGCACACGGACGAACCTCTATCGCTGATGACCCTATCGCCTACATCGAGAATATGGCAGAGAGTGGAATCCTGCTGAACAACAAGAACTGGGTGAAACAACACCTGATGCTCTTGGCTCAGAATCATCCAACTTCCCTGCTGACCCTGAGCAAGGCTTGGTATGTGAAGAGTACGGATGCCAACGGCAACGAGGAGTGGATTCCTGCTACACCTCAGATTACTTCTCAGATGGATAGCAATCAGGTGAAGGCTGCCATTGATGCTTTCGAGAAGAAGATGGAGCAGATGGCTCAGGCTGGCGATGCTACTCAGAAGAGAGACGGATTGAACATAGCCTATCCTCAGACTCACAGCGAGGAGAGAGAACATGAGGTGCGAGTGATGAAGGATGGCGAGGAATATGTTATCTATGTGAATGGTGACCCTCAGTTGGCTCAGGCGATGAATAATACCAGAGCACACCGAGTAAGAGAGATTCAGAGCGGTAAACTTGATAGGGCTGCTGCTTGGTTGGGCAGAAAGATGGCTGCTGCCTATACCAGTCTTTCACCTCTCTTCATTCCTTCCAACTACTTCCGAGACCTGACCATGACGCTGGCATCTACAGCTATCCGTGAGGATGCAAAGTACAACTATCTGCTCAGAAAGAATCTGGCTACCTCTTGGAATCTCGGATTCATGCTGAGAGATTTTCAGAACGGAAAGTTGAGAGATAAGGTAAACAACGGAAACGCTACACCAAAGGAACAGATGTTCTATGACTTCATGATGAATGGTGGTGAAACTGGCTTTGTCTCTTCGCTTGACGTGGAAGACTTGAAGAAGAAATTCAAGAACGACTTGAAGGATTTGGATAGATGGAAGGCGAACCCAGTAAAGGTAGGACATACCATTATGGATAGCATTGAGTTCCTGAACAGAGCAATTGAGGATAGTAACCGATTTGCGGTTTACATGACCTCCATTCAATATGGGCGTTCTATTGATGAGGCTGTGAATGATGCCAAGAATGTAACATTGAACTTCAACCGCAAGGGTACTGGCGAATATGGCTGGCAGATGATTAGAAACCTCTATCTCTTCATCAACCCAGCAGTACAGAGTTTGCAGACTTTGGGTGCGCTTGCTAAGCATCATCCATTCAAGTTCACGGCTGTTACTGCATCGTGGTTGGCGAGTGGTGTACTGGTTCCTATCGTTAACGCTGCCCTGATGAGTATGTTGGGTGGTGATGATGATAAGGATAAGTACTGGCAGTTCACCAAGTGGGATAGAAGAAACAACCTGATTATGTGGGTTCCGTTTACTCATGAGTATGTGAAGATTCCGCTTGCTCAGGAGTTCCGTGCCTTCTATGGAATAGGCGATATGATTGCATCTAAGATGATGGGTGGCGAGTTGGCTGAGGAAAGTTGGAGCCAGTATGCAGAAGATTTGCTCGGTCAGGTAGTGGATATGCTTCCGCTTGACCCTACTGGCTATGATGGCAATATTGCTGTCAGTCTGATGCCGAATGCTATTCGACCAGTCTTTGAGTTGGCTTTCAATGTTGACTTCACTGGCAAGCCATTATTCAAGGACACAGAGTACAACAAGTATGACCCTAACTTTACCAAGGCATACGTGGGCACTCCTGATTGGTTGGTTCGTGCATCAAGGATGGTTAACTCAATCGGAAACGACTATCCAGATGTGCAGCAGAACAGCATTGATGCTTTCGGTGACCCAAGATACAATCTGAATAACCCTGCTGTGGTTGACCATGTATTGTCTTCTTATCTCGGTGGTGCTTACACCATGGGCAGTCAGGTGCTCGGTTTGCTTACCAAGTCGCTCAATGACCCGAAGGAAATTAAGGTGGCTGATATTCCATTATTCAGTAAGTTCGTCAGCAATCCTGATGATAGACCGGTTACTAAGAAACAAGGTGATGAGTTCTGGAATATGAAGGAGAACCACGACCGTGCAGCCAATACCCTGAGCAAGTTGAAGAAACAAGCTAAGGTGGATGGCGATTACTCAATGCTGGAGCGGTTCTACGGCTCAGAGGAGTATAAGAAGTACAAGCAGGATGATGTGAAGGTGAAGAAGTATGAGGAAGACAAGAAGAAGGAACGTGCTGAGGAGAGTGGGGAGGAGTATAGACCTCACAAGTTGAATGCCGAGGATATATACAAGGCTCATGCTACTCCGAAGGATGATTTCGAGGACTTGAAGCTGAAACAACTCTACACCAAACTGAACGGATTCAAGACTTCCTATGACCTCTTGGTTGATACGGCTCCTAGTCAGAGCGATGGCTACTACAACAACAACAAGGCTGCCATTGATGCCATTGACGAGATTTCCCTTGACAAGCAGGAGATTTCCGAGTTGAAGAAAGGTTTCTTGGATGATGGCAAGGATGCCTACAACGCTGAGGACATGAAGCAGATTCGTGACCTGAGAAAGAAGATTCTTTCCGTGCTGGAGAAGGCTAACAAGGTAGTTGTGGCTAACCAGAAGGCAAAGGCTAAGAAGTAATACATATATGACTATCCCCTGAAAGTGCTATGCTTTCGGGGGATAATTGCTTTCAATCTGAAACTTTTTACCCCTTTTTCTTGTGTGAATCTATCAATCTGTAAGTATTTACAAGGTTTAACTTTTAAAGTTGTGTACAAATGTAGCTATTTCCTAATTTATTATTATATTTGCCACCTCTAAGATTTTTTATTAAATAAGTAAAAGAACCTCAATCATATAAACTTTTAGAAAACAATGGCTTATGAGAAAAGAAGAAGACGAAGACCAACGGGTCAGGAATTTGTTTAGAGAGATAACTAAGTTACTCCCTGAACGCAGCAAGATTAAGACGGACTTGCTTTATTTCAAGTATGCGCCTATATTGGTCATGCTTTTCAGATGGTATAGTGTATCTCAGTTCTACGACAGCAAGATGGAGATAACGCTGTGGTATGAAGAGAACGAGGAACCTATCTGGTTCTTCTACTTCATCACTTACATTCTTTACCCGATTTCTCTTTGGAAAGGTCAGGTACTGCACAGATTGTGCGTGGAGTGGAGAATACCGCTCTTATATGCAGCAGGAGTCAACGTAATACACATCATGTTCGGCTCTATCGTTATCACAAACAATATGTACTATTGTGATATGTTCCTGATTACAATCATTTTAATTTTATATACTTATGTCGCAATTAGTAAATTACAGCATCATCGAAGCTGGACTTCGTGCTCTCGCAGATAAGGCACATGAATCAGCAGTTGCCCAAGCAGAGGGCAAGCCTATCCCTTGCGGTCTGTCTGAAGGAGATATGGAACTTGTGGAACTTCTTACTGCCATGATGAATGATACACAAGCCAACAAGGGATGGTGCGCTCACGAAATGGGCAAGTCTATCTCATCCTTCGAGAAGTATGTTCACGATGGCAAGATACCCGAAGGCATCCATGACCAGTTCGGGCATGAAAAGAAGTGGAATAAGTCGCTCATCCGATACTTTGCCAACAAGAAGGCTTTCTTCCGCAAGCTATCACGAAAGTATGGAATAAACCTCTAGAAGTAGCTACACATTTTATATATATAGGAGAGACCCAATCGCCCCTCCTGTATATTTATGACCTTTTCCGTAACCATAAATCTTTGCTCATCAAACACTTATATAATCTTTTACGAGTTTATCTATCTCTATCCATATTATTCGTATCTTTGTGCTCGTAACGTTACGTAGTATTAATAAATTAATGTTTAACAAAAGATTCAGGATAATATGGAAAGTAAAACGTATGTATTCGGAAATGAAGGCTCCACATCTAACAATGGGATGCTCGGTCTTCTTGCGCCTCTGCTCCAGAAGCAGGGTGTTGACCCAAATGTCCTTCTTGCCATGAAGGGAAACAATGGTTTCGGTGGCGAAGGTGGATGGTTCATGTGGGTAATCTTCCTTTTCTTCCTCATGGGCTGGGGAGGTAACGGCTGGGGAGGTTTCGGCAATAATGGTCGTGGTGGTCTCGCTAACGAGATTAACAATGATTATGGTCGTGGTCTCCTGATGGATGCCATCGGTGGCAACCGCAATGCACTCAGCAATTTGGCTACCCAGTTGAACTGCACCGAAGGTCAGATTCAGAGTGCCATTTCTGCCTTGATCTCTCAGGTTCAGAGTGTAGGTAATCAGGTGGGTATGAGCGGTATGCAGACTATCAATGCCTTGCAGCAGGGTAATATGCAGATTGCTCAACAGATTGCCAACTGCTGCTGCGAGAACCGCATGGCTATCTGCCAGCAGACTGGAACCTTGCAGAATGCCATCAACAATGTAGCTAATGGTCAGGAGCGTGGCTTCGCCAATGTAGCTTACGAGACTCAGAGACAAACTTGTGACTTGCACAACGCTATCAAGGATAGCACTCAGACCATCGTTGACGGACAAAAGCAAGCTGAAATGAGAGAGTTACAGAACAAGATTGATGCTCTTCGTGAAGAGAACAGCACCTTCAAGTCTTCTGCTATGACCTCTCAGATTGTGGGTCAGGCTGTGGCTCCTATCAATCAGGTATTGGCTGGCTTGCAGAACGAGGTGGCTGGTATCAAGTGTAAGTTGCCTGAGACCATTACTACTCCTTATAGCCCATTTACTGCGGTTCCTAACTGCGTGGCTTATCAGGCTGGCTTGTATGGTTTGAATGCTGCTAACAACGGATTCTGGGGTTAAAGAAAGGAGGCTGCTATGTTTTGGTTAAGACCATATACAAGGGTGAATCGTAATGGTTCGGCAGCTATCGCTTCTACGGGCGTGGTTGTGAACACCAACAATGTTGTTTTCTCGTTCAAAAACCACGCCTTCCTGAATGCCAGCTACAGAGGAACGATTTTCGTAAACCTGATGCAGGCTATTCCGACTGGAACGACTGGTACGCTGCCTATCCTTTTCGAGACCAACGGAAGTACTCAGGCTGTGACCAAGTATAATGGCGCACCATTGACGGTTGCAGACGTGCAGGGAACTGGTGTTTATCAGTTCTGGTTTGAGAGAGATACTAACACCCTACAGATGATGTCGGGTATTGTTTAACAAGAATAGATAATAGGAGATTACATTATGTTTCAAGGTTTAAGAACTAACTCTTTGTTCTATGTCCTAGACAAGGGCGAGAACCCGAACTTGCGAATCGGTCAGGTGGTTTCAGTAAGCAATCCTCAGACGAAATATCCTACCTTTAACAACGGCTTTACTCCTCAGCCTATGGAGACCGTAGTGGACGTGAAGGTGAAGCTGGGTGACGAGGAAGTGGATTTCAAGCAACTGCCAGCAAACGGACAGATAGCGAACGACAAGAACCTTGTGGTTAGCGACAATAAGGATGCCATGAGTACTGAGGTGGATGCCATGCTGAGGCAATCCAAGGCGATACTGGAGAGCGTAGATTACAACAAGAGGGTAGTAGAATCTTGTGAGGGAATGCTACAGAAACTCAACCCACAGATAGCCAAGGAGAAGGAACAGACCGAGAAAATCAATAAACTGGAAGGTAAAGTTTCAGGAATTGAGGGCAAGATTGACAAGATGATGGGATGGCTTCAACAGACCATGAGCAAGTAATCTCCTATCTATTCACTTAAAATCATAAGATTATGGTAATGATTGAGATTACAGAAGATAAGTTCGATGATTTGTATGACAACATCGAGTCTATGCTTGGTTTTGGCAGCAAGGCTATGTCTTGTCTGAAAAAGATGAAGCAGGAGCGTATGGGTGAGCGTATGCCTGATTATCGTGACGATTGGAGAAGAGAACGTGAGGAACGTGAAGAGCGTGAGAACAGACGTAGATTCAACAACGTGAACGATGATTGGAACTACCCGAACCGCTATGGTGAAAGAGGTGGTGGCGGCTACAATGGTGGCGGTCGCTAGTGTTTAACTTGGGAGTTTTGGTAGCGACATTTATGTCGTGACCAGACTCCCTTTAATATTCAGTAATATGGGAAAATGCAGAATGCCATTGGATATGTATGACCTCAAACCTGAGGGAATGGTTTCTTATCTCAGATACAATGGCTATCATTTCAGCAAGAAGATGTGCGAGTGGGCGGTGAGCCTGATGTATAAGTATGACCCTTCCTCCAAGCGTGATGTAAGTGTCTCGTTTTGGGATAAGGAGAAGGTGGATGCCTTGCTGCTTGGTCAGGGTGTAGAGGTGAAGAATAAGATAGGCTACGACCATGTATATGTGGCGAATATGGCGAGGGCTGACTTCTACAAGTCTTCCATCAAGGATGAGGAGCAACTAGCCCAGTTTATCAAGGATATGGTGGATGATGCCGACCAGAAGGATGGTTTTATCTTTAACAGATTTTATGCCGACTGCTGCCATAATGGTGTACCTATTCCTTGGGAAGATGTGTTATGATGAGAAGAGTGATACAGCTTCCGAAGTACGATTGGAGCATAGTATGTTTCATAGGTTATCAGCCGCCTGATGCCAATGAGATATGCCATGCTCTTTCGGATATTGGCTGCAACGGAAATCCGTTATCGGAAGCTTACGAACATCTAACCAAGGAGAGTGTGGATAGGGGGCTTACCTATTCCAACCTATCAGAAAGAAGGAGTGTTCTTGCCATTGGGGAGTGTGAATCTGATGGCAGCATCATCAACACCATCGGTCATGAGCTTCTTCATGTGGTAGCGCATATCTGTGAGCAGGATGGAATAGATATGCTTAGCGAGGAACCATGCTATATGATGGGGAGTTTATGTGAGAAGTTCTTCAAGGTGTATGATTAATGTTGTTTTTACTTGGTGCATAAGAAAAGGGTGAATCTTTCGACTCACCCTTTATTTTTAATATTTCATTTATAACCTTTAGGAAAGCTGAGTACCATCCATGTTTACCCATGAAGAGCCATCCCATATAATTAACTTTCCTAAAGAGGTGTCTTTAAAAATATAACCTATCTGTACACCTGATGGTCTTTCTTCTGTTGTACCTTTTTTCTTGGCGTCAGCCGGATTTCCATTTGCATCTATCCATTTTCCATTTCCATTACTCCATATTGGCATTTGTAAAGTTTTATCAAAATACATATAACCAGCCAAAGCATCAGAAGGTCTATTCTCTGTAAGACAAGCATTATTTGATACCTCTAAAAGATAATAGTTATCTTTGTCTTTTCTGCCATAACAAAAAATAAGACGTCCAGGTAAATTTTTAAATGCATAAAAGCAATTAGTTCTTCCATACTTCTTAATATCATCTAAACTAGAAATATAAACTATATTTTCTAAATGGTATGGAATAACATATACTAGAGTTTGCTTATGATTCACTTCATCTTTACTCCATAAAAGGAAATAATAATTCCCATAAACATTATTTATATCTCTAGTACCTTCGTGATAAAATGCTATTGTTATTGGTTGTACTGCATCTGTCAAATCATATCCTATATTGTCAATATATGGTATATCTTTTTTATTAGCATCAATAGCTTGTGTTACATATCCATTGCTTTGGTCGATGTATAAATACTTAATATTTTTAGTATAAAACGTAAATGATTTTACAAATCCAGAACCTATACTTACAATTGCGTTATTACCATTATAAGGAATAATACAAGGTGTATTCAAGCTCTTGTAATCGTTTTGATAATGTTGTCCCTTAATTACTTGAACATTTTCTTTTAAAACCTCTTTTGGGTCAAAATAAAAATTATTTTGAACTTGATATGAAGTTTCGTTAGAAAATACAAGAACTTTACACCCAACACATTGTGTCATATAGATACCATACTCACGCTTGCCATCTTCAGTTTGCTCATAACCAATAACAAGTGTAAATGGTTTTCCAAAAAGATGCACATTACTATAGATGATTTTCCATTCATAGTCTTTATTTATCTTATAATCACTACTATTATTATATGCCCCGACCTGTAATAGTGTAGCATCTGAATTTATTGAAATACCTTCAGTAGTATATGTATTATTGTGACCAGTTAGTACTAAAATAGAAAATGTTGATAATGGACCTGTTATTGAAAATAGTTTCAAATATTTTGTTCCATCATCAGCAGCACTAACTGAATTAACCATAAATGATTGTATCGCTGATTCCATATTATTAAATATTTAAAAAATAATTATATAAGGAGTCTAATGCTCCTTTAGAAAAGTTACTATAATAATCTCTATATTTACCAAAACATTCTATATACCACATACAAATATCTTTAATTCCATTTGTTTTGGCAGCATAGAATACAGTATCAAAGAAGCATTTTGTGAATATAAAATCCTTATCAATATTTATTGTTTCGAATTTGTTTCCAATTTGATAATCAACAGGATTTAAAGAATTTTCATAGAATGGCATACATCCTGCTTCTGTAAAAGTTAATTCTTTATTATAAAGAGAATAACCATTAAAATAATTTTCTGCACGAGTTTTTAATACATTATCAAAAGTAGTCCTTTCCTTCAAATACGGTATTTTAGGATAATAATTTTTACCAATTATGTCAAGTTCATCTAATAATATTTTATTTATTATTGATGGTGAATAATTGGTTGAAACACCTACTTTTTTCCCATAGCTATGTACTATATTAGCTATACTTACAAGTATACTTGCATCTTCTTGTTTAGAAACATTAGTTGTATTTTCATTTGATATATAAACATGTTTTATGCTCTGATATTTTTCAATTAGAGGAATAACATTTTTTATAAACAAAGAAACATAATTACTTCTATTCTTCTCTGTTATACTTGTATGAAGTTTTATATCTGTTATATTTATTTTATATTTTTCTATTAGTCTAATTTGCTCGTCAATAGGAAGAGAATTATTAGAAACCACCCACTGAAAATCATTGAAACCTAAATTCCTTGCAGGCTCTAAAAGTTGGACAATATTAGTTTCGTTATTAACAAATGCTAAATTTGTATAGAAATGCAATGAACGATTTATTATATCTAACTTTGTAGTAGCTTCTTTTCCATCTATAAAGCATTTTCCAACAAACTCAATATTACTAAAGTTTTTCTTTGTACATCTTTCCAAATCAATTTTGAACGATGCTAGTCTTCCATTCCTCAACATACCCCCTTCAAACTTCAAGATACAATTATCAGGAATGATAATCTCATTACCATCTAAATCAAAGTCATACCGAATCTCATAGATAGTATTAGACTGATTCATCATAATTGGCATTAGGATATTTCGAAGCTCCTTCTTAGTACTATCAGTAATTGAACATGACGCACCAGTGCTAACTGCACTAAAAGATGATGGTGAGGAGACGTCACCACCAAACTTGCGAGTAATATTAATCGTTGAAGCATCTTTTGATACTTCATACTCTGTCATGGTTGCAGAAAGTTTTGCGGCAATCTTGTCAGCAACTTTATCCGTTGTGGTATCTGTTGATGCTACGACATCTACGTGGTTTTCTATACCATTGATGATGAAAGATATGTAACCATCTGATGTTGGAACAGATGATACTACTATTTTTGTTACAGCAAGAGAGACTGGTTTGATATTCTTACGTAGAATCTTGTAGCCCTTACCGCTGAAATTCTGAGGGGAATAGGAACGGTCGGCAAATTTTGTCACAGAACGTCCGTTATCATCGAATGACCTAGTAAGGTCTTCTTCGTCAACGGGAGATAGAGAAGAAACCTCTTGGTTGATTTCCTCCTGCATCTTGCCTAGTTTCTTGTCATATATATTATCTGAATTTGCTAACCTTTTGTCTTTTCTTGAAGATTCTAGCGTACTACCTAATTTTACCATATTTATTTAGCTTTTATTGTATAAGTATTGTCACCAGCAATAAGTGGGTCTGAATTATAATAATATAATGCACCAATAATCGTTTCGTGGAAATCAGCTTCTATGTTTCCTTGAATGAATTGTAATGGAGTGTCTGAAATAAACCAAACTACATCGTTTTCATCTGTTGTAGTAACCGTTATCGTCTGATTGACCAAAGAAGTATTACTTCCGTTCAGTACAGATAGGTCTAATTCGTTTGCATCTGATAAAGATGATGCACCATACATATTCTTTGCACCGATTGTAACAAAAGCAGTTGCTTTATATATTTTTCCGTTCATCGTGACTATGATATGGAAAGCGTATGAACCTACTTGTGAACGTGAAACATTGGCTGACGTATCTGTTGTCTTAGGTTCAATGACATTACTTCCGTCAATAATCTTAATATTGTCGGGAATAGTATCAATACCATTCTTCCTAATTTGCCATGAGAGTTTAATGGTGTGTTCTGTTCCATCATAAGCAATAACAGAAGGTGACGCTTCCAGATATACATTTGTATCGTCCACATCAGCATCATTCTGATTGTTCAGTTCTATCCAGTACTTCGCATTGTACATACCTCCCATTTCACCCTCTACGATACCGAGAGGAATATGTGACTTTCCATTTCGCTCCACGATACGGAAAAGGCGGTGCTCGATGCTACAGATGTCGTTTCCGTTGTACTTGCCACGAATGGTAATGCCATATAACCCTTCCTCTAGAAATGGTGGGAACTTGACACAAATATCACTCGGCTCTACTTCACTATTATTTGTTCCGCTCTGAACAAAAGGCATTTTTGCTACACACTCTCCAAAGGCATCAGTAAGGTGTACTTCTAGATTACTGATGGCAGCCACGTCAATATCTTCCAACATCTGCTTATTCTTGCTGATGTAGGCTTTCTGAAGCTTGATGAAAAGGTCGAAGCTGTTACCTTTAACAATCTTATAAATATCCATATACGTATACATTATTAATAATAGACAAAGATAGGCAGAAATTTCTCCACCTATCTTTTATCCGTTTATTTAGGGCAGAAAAATTTTAGATTAAGCCCTTCCATCTGAGAAATTTGCGCTTTCGGCTGCGCTTTCCCTTCTCACTCTTGCAGTTGGTATGGTAGACACAATCCTTGAAGAGGTCTCTGACCTTCATGTCGCTGTCTACCAGTTTGGTTTTCTTGAATGCCTCGAAGAGTGAGCGATTCATAATCATGAGGTTGCC